GCAAGCGTAAGTTCATTGCCGAACGCTGGCCGGTAACACTGGTTTCTGAATGTGGAATGACAGAGGAAGAGGCCACAGAGCGTGTTGCAAGAGCATTAAGCATCCTTCATCCCACAGGCAATCCATTTCTTGATTTATGTATGTGGAAAGGTCGCTTTCCTTCTACAAAAGCGCGCTTTTGTACTTTCGACCTTAAACACACCCCCGTAAAGGAGCAGGTAGTCGATCCGGCGTTACTGGCGTTTGAAGAGGTGATCAGCTGGCAGGGCGTCAGAGCACAGGAGTCGCCTGCTCGCGCAGGCCTGCCTATGTGGGAGGAAGATGCAGACAACACACCAGGCTTAAATGTTTATCGTCCCATCCTCAAATGGTTACATGAGGATGTTTTTGCTCTCGCCAGACGCCATGGCATTAAACCTAATCCACTTTACGAGCAGGGATGTTCCCGTGTCGGGTGCATGCCATGTATTCATGCCCGTAAATCTGAACTGGCAGAAATTTTCGCACGCTGGCCGGAGGAAATAAAACGTGTCGCCGAATGGGAACGTCTTGTGGCTGAATGTTCGCGGCGCGGTAATTCGACCTTCTTTCCGTCGACACACGATCCGCGAAGAGCTGAAAAACGTATTGAAGTCATTACCGTTGATGGGTATGGCATTGAAACCTATCGGGACTGGGCGATGACCACGCGTGGTGGTGCCCAGTTTGATCTGCTTGCCGCCTCAAATGACAGAAGCGTTTGTAGCAGCGTGTATGCCGGGGTTTGTGAATGATGAAATCTGTCATTCGGTTTGCCTGGCCGTGGAATACTCCCCGTTCGGCGATTGCCAGCCCCTATCTGACCTATAAAGAACAGCATCGCCGTGATCGAGAGATTGCGGCGTTGCTGCATGCGCGTGATGCACTGGCAAAGCAGCCAGAATGTGTGCGCTACGATATTAATCGTCGGGTCGATTATTTAGAGCGTAACTTTGGTGCTCAACGGGCCAATGCTCACCTCGTGACGTTTGTCAGGCGAGCATTGCCACGGCTTGAGCTGGTCGCCGGTATTTATCAAATCACCGGCATCGACAGCCACCTTTCACAGCAATTATTTGGCGGTCGTTTTGATGCGTCGAACATCCGATTTCTTGCCTCAAAACTGGTAAACCTGACCGCCCGATATAACCGCCTGCAGGATATGTCCAAAGCCGACATTGAACTGCTGGCCGCTGATATTGCGAATTACATTAACGGCGAGATCGGGACTATCGAGGGCGATGTCGGCAGGTTAAAAGTGCTGTATGCGATTTATATGCGTGCGGCACAGATTGCCCGTCATTTCAGGTGTCAGCCGCCGTTGTGGGAACGCGTCAACACTAAATTAGTTTCCCTTGATGATATTGGCCCGGCGGTGTTGCGCATGGTCAATGAAAAATGGTGGCGTGGGCGTTTACGCCGTGTCGCTTCTGAATGGCGTGAGCATCTGCAAATCGCCCTGGGCAATGTCAGTAAAAAACACACTCCATACGCCAGCAAATCATGCGTTGCTGAATGGCGTGAGCAAAGACGCCGTACCCGTGAATTTCTCAAGGGAATGGATCTGGAAGACGAAGAAGGAAACCGCATCAGCCTGATTGATAAATACGATGGCAGTGTGGCTAATCCGGCCATCCGTCGCGGGGAATTGATGACCCGCATCAGCGGCTTTGAAAAGATCTCAAACGAGCTGGGTTATGTGGGGGAGTTTTACACCCTCACCGCACCGTCTAAATACCATGCCACAACGAAAGCAGGCTACCGCAACAGCAAGTGGAACGGTGCCAGCCCCTCCGATACGCAAAGCTATTTAACCTCGGTCTGGTCACGTATTCGCGCCAAACTTCACCGCGCTGAATTGCGGATTTTTGGTATTCGGGTTGCCGAGCCTCATCACGATGGCACGCCACACTGGCATATGCTGATATTCATGCGCCCCGAGGATGTCTCTCGCGTGCGCGCTGTGATGCTGAAATATGCGCATCAGGAAGATGCTGCCGAGCTGGTGAGTGATAAAGCCCGTAAAGCTCGCTTTCATGCCGAAGCTATCGACCCCGAGAAAGGCAGCGCCACTGGCTATGTGGCGAAATACATCAGTAAAAACATTGACGGTTTTGCGCTGGATGGTGAACGCGATGACGAAAGCGGTGAGCTGTTAAAAGAAACGGCTCCGGCTGTTGCTGCCTGGGCGGCTCGTTGGCGTATCCGTCAGTTTCAGTTTGTGGGCGGCGCGCCGGTAACGGTTTATCGTGAGCTGCGAAAAATGGCTGATACTGAAATCGCTCATGCGCTGAGTATTGAGTTTGCCGCAGTACATGATGCGGCTGATGCTGGTCAGTGGGCTGATTACGTCAATGCGCAGGGTGGCCCTTTCGTGCGCCGTGATGAATTACAGGTGCGCACCTGGTATGAACCAGCTGAAACTCTCAACGAGTACGGTGAGGAATGCACGCGAATCAAAGGTGTGTTTGATACCACCGTCGGCAGTGATACACCGATTTTAACCCGTCTCATACAGTGGAAGATTGTCCCGAAACTCGCCTTTGATTTGGACGTTGACCTTAAGGGCGATCCTTCGCCCTCTCGGAGTTCTGTCAATAACTGTACGGGGGAGACTTTCGCAGCGCCCCCTTCCCCGTCAGAGATTGACTTAAGCAAACCTCTGAGCCGGTCGGCCAGACGAAAATTAGCTGAACGAATAACAGAGAAGAAGCCAAAACGGCAGCATTCATCACCCTACCCCGATGTATCTAACGATAAGGCGGTGAACTTGCTCATTGAGAACGCTAGAAAACAGACTGGTGAAACCATAAACCGTGGCACAGCTCTGCATCTTATCGCTGGCAGTAAAATATCTATCAATGGCAATTGGTATCGAGGCACAGCCACTGGCGAATTAATCGCTACAAAGCCAGATACCACAGCATTGAGAGTTAAAAAGCTTTGGAAAGGTATGAAAGAAATGCACAACGTTGATACAGGCAAGGTCGTTCATGACCCATTTGGCCAATATGCGCAGATGCTCAAGAAAGTCGACCCTCTCGCGTGGGATCGTCTTTTCGGAACCGATGAAATGAGGCAACGAATTTGCTCAACTTTCAGGCAGCAGTAATTTGTCTATTGTTTTCATGACTATAAATACAGTCACGGGATGATAATTTCCTTCACAAATGTTAACAGCACATGATACTGTATATTCATACAGTGAATTTATCGAGAGGAACTCATGCTGATGGAAGAGACCAGTCGTACCCAACATAAGTGGGCGTGCGTACAATTTATCGCTGAGGTATCACTGATCGCGAATTGCAAACCATCAGATTTAAAGCTGGCGCTTTCGCTGATAGCTGACCTAGCGAACAGTGAAAATGAGAATCAGGAAAGTGATGATGTTTACTACGAAGCGAAGTGATTTTTCTGCAAAAAATCATGCATCCATTTTTTGCTGAAAACCCCTTTTAACGCGCTAAAACGCGTGCATGCATATAGTGCATGGAAACGCATGATCGTAAATGGATCGTTTTTATCAAAGCCTGCCAACTCTGGCGGGCTTTGTTGTCTCTGTTGCACCTGCATTAAAACCGACCCATGAAGCGGGCAGGCGTGGCGGGGATAGCATTGCGCACGGAGTGTATCATCAAATATTTGTACCTATTCATAGTCAAGCTGACACTTTAACTTATCTGAATTCAATCAAGTCGGCGGTTGGCTCAGTAACAAAGGCTGTTACAACTTAAATCTACGTGAGGTAATTACTGAGGGGGGTCGGTATAAATTTTTCAAACTAATTATTTTTTATCGAGATAAATTTTTCAGGGACTTTCTTACACCTGCGACAAAGAAGTTGCTTCGTTATCAAGTTTTTCGAGAGTAGGCCCAGCAAAATTCGATGCACTTTTATGAATCTTTAAGCCTCTACGCAGATTATAGGGATCTGCTTAAGGGATGTACATGAGAGGTGGGATGATTGAGATTCAAAAAAATCAAGGTAGTAAACTGCACCAATAATCATTAATATATTATTTTTCATTCACTGATGAAGTAATCATGGCAACCAATTACAAAAAATGGATTGATGAAAAACTACCCTATTTCAAACTGATGAGCACTCAGCTTGCCTCTGTAATTGAAAACATCCTAAAACAGAATGATATAGCGTATTTTTCCGTTGAATCAAGAACAAAAGACATCAATGGAATAGAGGAGAAAATCAAAAGGAAAAATTATAAAAAACCAATAGAGCAACTTACTGACATTTCAGGAATAAGAGTAATACTTTATTCAGAAGACGATGTACTGAATGTGTGTAACATTATAAAGGAGGTTTTTCAGGTCGATAGCGAAAATAGTTTAGATAATATGCAACGTTTATCAACTGACAGAATAGGCTATCGCTCAACACATTTTGTATGTGACGTAGGGAGAACGCGCGCCGATTTGAAAGAATATAATTCTTTCTCCGGTTTGAAGTTCGAAATTCAGATACGAACAATTCTGCAACATGCATGGGCAAGTTTAACACATGACAGAAATTACAAAATTGGCAGTTCGCTACCAGAAAACATACAGCGAAAGATTAATTTATATTCAGCAATGCTTGAAGTTGTTGACGCTGGGTTTTCTGAAGTTATAAATGACATTGATTTATATAAAAATTCATTATCTAATAAAGATGTCAGCGAGTACATTGATGACACTATAGACTCAATTAACTTAGTTGAATACATTAACAAAATGGCGTTAACAAACGGTTACGACCTAAGTATTTTGAAAGTGGAATTCAACAACGAAGATTTAATTGACGAATTAAATTACTTTAATATTTCAAATATTAGCGAATTAAACAACATTCTTCCCAATAATATTTTTCAAAACCTCAAAAAACATAAAATTGAGACTACTTACGCGGGCGTAATAAGAGATATATTAATAATAAAAGATTATCAAAAACTTTCAGAGCTACCGAACCGAGAGTGGACAATATATATGGATGGCGATGAATATAACAAAGCAAAAAAATTCTACATGGAATACATGACTGAAGAACAATTTCATGAAATGATGGAATTATTAGAGTAAATTACGTTTTTAAAAGCAAATTAAGTTGCCCCTAACAGCAATGCGACCTTTTCATAAGTGTCGCCACGTTAGGATCATTACGAGTGAACGCCTGAAAGCATGATACAAGGTCGCAATAAAAGCCGCTCAGTGAGCGGCTGAAATTAAGAGTTATGCGGCAGATGTCAGCTCGTAAGCCTTAAAGCGGATCACCTCCTCACCTACCCACTCATTCACCTCTTTAATTCGCTCCTGCAACGGCGTCAGCTCATTACGCACAAATACCTGCGCGGCTTTCACCACGTCACCAAACCCGCCGGTATTGTTAGGTATCACTCCCATCATCTGCGGCGGTACACGGTGCGCACTCATTAAATCCTCGGCACTGGCTTTCTTGATGTTAAAGAAATCATCTTTGGTCGCCACTTCACTGAGCGGCACGATTTTAATCCCGTCGGGTTTGCCATTCGGCGCGTAGAAAAACAGGTTCTTGAAGTTCCCCAGGCCCTTTGAACTGCGCATCGCCTCGCGTAGAGCCTCCACGTCGGTGCTGCTCTGCGCGGCGTCGGTCACATACATGATGTAACCGGCGTGCGCGCCGTTCTGGTAATACTTGCGACGGAACAGGGTTGCCGACTCATTCAGCCAGGCAGAGTTAAGTGCACTGAGATATTCCGGCAGTCCGTAAAGCTCCTGATTAATATCCGGCTCCAGCAGATGGAAGACTGAACCCGGCGCGAACTCATGCGGGGTGACAAACGACTGCACGAACCAGTACGCATCCTCGCCGGTGCCTTTGCGGGTGTATTTAGCCGGTGAGGTTTCGAGCCTGAGCAGCTTGCCGGTAACACTCATGCGCTTTTCTAAAAACGCATTGCCGAACACCAGAAAATCCAGCGCAAAGCGGCTGAAATCCTGCTGCGATAACAGCGGGTGCGGAATGAATGTTGAAGCGAGAATGTTGCGTTTCACGTAAATCGGCGAGCTGTGGTGAACGGCGGCACGCAGGGTTTTCGCCAGCCCGGTAAAGCTCACCGGCGGCTCAAACCATTTGCCGTTACCGACGCACTCGGTGTAATCGAGAATGTCGCGGCGGTCGAGTACCGGCGACGGTTCACCAAAGGTGAAGGCTTCCATTTTTTGCGGTGCCGCAGCCGGTGCCGTAATGGTGTTTTTTGCTGCGTGATGTTTGCGTTTCTTCGCCATCAGTTGAACTCCAGAATTGAGGTGGATGCCTGACCGCTTCCGGCGGTTAATGGCTCATTTAACAGCGCGTGCATGGTCGCCCACGCGACATCGGCGTGGCTGGCTTCTTCACTGCGGCTGGCTTCATAGGTGGCACTGCGACCGCTGCCGGTCATGGTCTTGCGGATTGCCATAAACGAGGCGGTGATGTCGGTGTAACTCACGTCATATTCCAGGCAGCCACGGCCAATGGTGTCTTTGGCTTTGAGCACCATCGCGGTTTTCACCTCGGGGCTGTAGCGGATTTCCCGCGCGGCCGGATAAAACGCGCGCACGAGCTGGTACACGCCCTGGCCGATGCCGGTCGCATCGATGCCGATATATTCGACGTGGTATTTTTCGGTGAGCTTTTTGATGGACTCGGCCTGTGTCGCAAAGTCCATTCCCTTCCACTGGTGGCGCTCCAGAATGCGGAACTTGCCACCGGCGACCACTGGCGGTGCCAGCACCACACAACCGGCACTGTCACCGGTGTGTGACGGGTCGTAACCAATCCACACCGGGCGATAACCAAACGGGCGCGTCGCGAATGGCTGCCAGTCATCCGCCCAGGCTTCCATGCTGTCGACCATGCAGCGTTGCAGCTCCTCGAACGGAAACACCGAGGCTTTGTCGTCGACAAACTCACACATGAATAAATTGCGGAAATCATCGGCGCTGTTTTCGCGTTTCAGGGTGTCGAGATTAAACAGGTCGCAGCCCCCGGCGAGCGCATCCTCAATGGTGACAATCTGCCGCCACTGACCATCGGCGCAGGCCACGCCGTTTTTTAACGCCGCGTGGCTGATATCGAGGTCGACACACTCGCTTTTATCCGACCGACCTTTGTTAAACAGCTCGCCTGACCAGAACGGGTACGCACCATGTGCCAGCGTGGACGGTGTCGAGAAATAGGTTGAGCGCAGGTGCTGCTGCGAGGCCATGCCCGATGCCACTTTGCGCAGCTTCTGAAAGTTGGGTATCCAGAAAATCTCATCGACCAGCAGGTCGCCGTTATGGCTCTGCGCGGTGTTGGAGTTGGTGCCGAGGAAAATCAGTTTTGCGCCGTTGTTGCCGATGACAATCGGGTCGCCGGTCAGGTCAACATCGACCAGGCGCGCGAACTGGATGATGTACTCGCGGAACACATACGCCTGCGTTTTACTGGCCGAGAGGAAAATCTGGTTATGGCCGGTTTTCAGCGCGCGCAGCAGTGACTCGCGCGAGAAATAAAACGTCGCGCCAATCTGGCGGGATTTGAGGATATTGCGGATGCGGTGTTGCAGGCCTGCCTGATGCCAGCCGAGCTGGTACTCAAAGGATTCGGCAAAGAAAATCTCTTCCAGTTTCTCGATAGCCTCGTCGCTGAAATAGTTCTTTTTCGGCTTCTTACGCTCGCCCTTATTGCGGTTTGCGACGTTGGGATTTAAATCCGCCTCGTTGCCGGTCTGGTTATAGCGGTTCACCCGCGCCAGCCGCTCAATCTGTCGGCCTAACAGGTCAATTTCTTTGAAGTCGCCGCCGTCTTTTTTCGTCTTGGTGATGAGCTGAATTAAGCGCGCTTCAAGGCTGTTTTCGACACGGGTAATAGGCGCAATGCCGTCCCATCCATCGCGTTGTTTCCAGCTCTGCACCGTCGGGCGTTTATGGCCGAGCATTTCGGCAATCTGCGGCACGGAAAATCCCTGCCAGTAAAGCAGTGACGCCTGTCGACGTGGGTCAAGAGTCAGGGAGGTGTCTGTGATGATGGTCATGATTGCCTCGCATTATTTTATAGAGGCAAGGCTACTTAAGCGGCGGGTGATGTGCGCTAAGGTGCTGTTGTGTCAGGGGTAAGCCATCCGGGATGAATGGCAGGTCGGGTGAGGAGTCTGGAAACTAAGCCTGACCCAATCACCCCACATTCAGGACTCCTGACCATGGCAAAAAAAGTTTCTAAATGGTTCCGCATCGGCGTCGAAGGTGACACCTGCGACGGTCGCGTGATCAGCGGCACCGACATTCAGGAAATGGCCGATTCATTCGACCCGCGTGTTTATGGCGCCCGCATCAACCTCGAACACATCACCAGTGTGTTACCCGACAGCCCATTCTGCCGTTACGGTGATGTCACCGAGCTGAAAGCCGAAACCATTGATGATGATTCAGCGCTTAACGGCAAGCTCGCGCTGTTCGCCCGCATCACTCCGCTGGCAAATCTTGTGGAAATGGTCGGCAAAGGCCAGAAGGTCTACACCTCCATGGAAATTCGCCCGAATTTCTCCAACACCGGCAAGTGCTATCTGATTGGCCTCGCCGTCACCGATGACCCGGCAAGCCTCGGCACCGAATATCTGGAATTTTGCTCCCGCGCGAAAACCAATCCGCTTTCTGGCCGCAAAGAGCGTCCGGAGGATTTGTTCTCTGTCGCCACCCTGGCCGAGCTGGAATTTGAAGACCAGCCCGACACCCTGCTGACCAAACTTACCGACACCGTGAAAGGCATTTTCAGCCGTAAACAGGCCGATGACGATGCACGTTTTAACGACGTGCATGAGGCGGTGACGGTCGTCACTGAGGAGGTGCAGGCCAACCACGAAAGTACTGAGCAGCGCCTGAATGCGATGGAGCTGACCTTCAGCACCCTCAAGGGTGAACTCACCACTCAGCTTGAAGAAAGCCAGCAGAAACTCACCTCACTGGAAAACTCACTCGATAAAACCGAGAGCTTTGCGCAGCGCCGTCGTGAACCGTCGAGCGGCGGCAATGGCGACTCGATGCTGACCAACTGTTAAGCCCGGACGCACTGCCGGAACAAAACCAACACTCATTCAGGAATAACGATGAAGCCACAGACCCGATTTAAATTTAATGCCTATCTCACCCAGGTGGCGAAGCTCAACAACGTCGATGCCGGTGACATGACCAAAAAATTCAGCGTCGACCCGTCCGTCACTCAGACCCTGATGAACACCATGCAGGAGTCATCCGACTTTCTGACCCGCATCAACATGGTGCCGGTCGCGGAAATGAAGGGTGAAAAAATCGGTGTCGGTGTCTCCGGCTCGATTGCCAGCACCGCCGATACCGCTGCCGGTCATGAGCGTCAGACCGAAGATTTCACCGCACTGGAGTCCAACAAATACGAATGTGACCAGATTAACTTCGACTTCCATATTCGTTTCCGCACCCTTGATTTATGGGCGCGTTTCCAGGACTTCCAGCTGCGTATTCGCAACGCCATTATCAAACGTCAGTCGCTCGATTTAATGATGGCCGGATTTAACGGTATCAAACGTGCGGCAACGTCTGACCGCAGCAAAAATCCACTGTTGCAGGACGTGGCGGTCGGCTGGTTACAGAAGTACCGCAACGAAGCGAAAGCGCGCGTGATGGATAAAGTCACCGCCGACGATGGCAGTGTGATTTCGGCGGTCATCCGCGTGGGTAAAAACGGTGATTACGCCAACCTCGACGCGCTGGTGATGGATGCGACCAACAACATGATTGCGCCGTGGTATCAGGAAGATCCGGATTTAGTCGTCATCTGTGGCCGTCAGTTGCTGGCGGATAAATATTTCCCGATTGTGAACCAGGACCAGGCCAATACCGAAGCGATGGCGGCGGATGTGATTGTCAGCCAGAAACGAATCGGCAACCTGCCTGCGGTGCGCGTGCCGTACTTCCCGGCCAATGGCCTGATGGTCACCACGCTGGAAAACCTGTCGATTTACTACATGGATGACAGTCACCGCCGCATCATTGATGAGAACGGCAAGCTCGACCGCATCGAAAACTATGAATCAATGAACATTGATTACGTGATCGAGGACTACGCCGCCGGTTGCCTGGTTGAAAACATCAAACTCGGTGAGTTTGCTGCGCCGCCGGAAGAAGTGAAAGCCGACGCACCGGCGCAGGAGGCGTAAGCCATGACGAGTCCCGCCGCACGTCACATGATGCGGGTCTCGGCCATTGTGACCGCGCAGCGGGACGATAACCCGCTGCGCCATGCAAGTGCTTACGAGCAGATGCTGGTCAAACTGGCTGCTGACCAACGCACGTTAAAAACCATTCATTCCATCGAGCGCAAGGCCGACAAAAAGCGTGCGCTGTTGCCGTCCTATGCGCCGTGGGTTGCCGGTGTGCTGAGTGAGGGCAAAGGCGTGCAGGATGACATCGTGATGACCGTCATGCTGTGGAAGCTGGATGCCGGTGACATTGCCGGAGCGCTGGAAATTGCCCGCTATGCCATGCAGTACGGTCTCACCATGCCCGCGCTACATAAGCGCACCACGCCGTATGTGCTGGCCGAAGATGTGGCACTGGCGGCCATGCGTGCGCACGCCGCCGGTGAGTCTGTGGATGTCGGTCTGCTGCTGGCGACCCAGACCCTGACCAGCGCCGCCGATATGCCCGATAAAGTGCGTGGGCGTCTGCACAAAATCACTGGTCTGGTGCTGCGTGAGGCGGGACTGCTGGCGGATGCCCTGGCACAGCTCCAGCGAGCAATGCAGCTCGATGCACAGGCAGGGGTGAAAAAGGATATTGAACGCCTCGAAAGTGCGCTGAAACCCAAACCCGCGCCGGTTAAAAAAACCAAAACAAAACCGCGACCGCGTAAACCTGCGACCACACCAGGCAAACGCGGTCGCCCCCGCAAAGTGGATAAAACCACCGGTTAAGAATGCGCCCCGCGCCGGACGGCACGCCGGTTGAGACAGGTTCGTCCTTCATCGATACCGGCGTCCACCGTCCACCTATTTTGAGGTTGTCATGACGACAGTGATTATCAGTAAGCCCGATGTTTCGCCGGGTGTGGTTATTCCCCCGCCGCCGGTGCGCGAGCCGGTTATCAGCAACACCTTCTTTTTCCCGCCGGTCGATCCGGTGCGCGTCCGTGAGCTGATGCGCCTTGAGCACACCGTCACCCCGGAGCGGCTGCGGGTGGCGATTAAGGACGGTATCGCTGAGGCCAACGCCGAGTTATTCGAGTACCGCAGCGCGCAGATGGCACTCGGTTTTGAGTGCCTGGCCGACGTACCTGCCGAAACACTCGACGGCGAAAGCGTGCGCTGTTTTTACTACCTGCGTGCGGTGGTGGCGATGACCACCGCAACCCTTTATGAGCGCTATCGCGGCGTGGATGCGAGCGCCAAAGGCGACAAAAAAGCCGACGACGTGGAAAGCACCATTGATGAGCTGTGGCGCGATATGCGCTGGTCGGTGTCCCGGTTGCAGGGGAAATCACGCTGCATCATCGGGCAAATCTGATGAAGGTGATTGCCCTGCAGGGCGACACGCTGGACGCACTCTGTGCGCGCCACTACGGGCGCACCGGCGGTGTGGTTGAGGCGGTGCTGCTGGCGAATCCCGGTCTCGCCGAACTGGGCGAGGAAATGCCCCACGGCACCGCCGTTGAGCTGCCGGATATCGATTCTTCCCCTGTTGCGGAGACGCTGAACTTATGGGACTGACAATGGAAAAAATCACGACGTTTGTCACCTACTGGCTGTCGGTGGCGCTGGCGTATTTCGGAACGCAGACGCCGGAAAAAATGGCGCTTTATGTCGGTGGCGGCTGTGCGATTTTCACCGCGCTGGTGAATTTCTGGTATCGCCGTCAGACCTTCCGTTATCTGCGCGCAATGGGGCTGGATGAGGGGGTGATACGTGGCATCAATCGTTAAACGTTGCAGCGTGGCCGTGGTGCTGGCACTCGCCGTTCTGCTGCCGGATTTCAGGATGCTGAAAACCTCACCTGACGGGCTGGCGCTGATTGCCGACCTCGAAGGGTGCCGCCTGAAACCGTACCAGTGCAGCGCCGGTGTCTGGACGTCAGGAATCGGGCACACCGCAGGCGTCACGCCAAAAGGCGATATCACCGAGCAGCAGGCCGCGCAGAACCTGGTCAGCGACGTGCTGAATGTCGAGCGCCGTCTTGCAGTGTGTGTGCCGGTCGATATGCCGCAGCCGGTGTATGACGCGGTGGTGAGCTTTGCTTTTAACGTCGGCACCGGTGCGGCCTGTCGCTCGACACTGGTCTCGTTTATCAAACGCCAGCAGTGGGCGCAGGCGTGTAGCCAGCTCCCGCGCTGGGTGTATGTCAACGGCGAGAAAAACAGAGGTCTCGAAAACCGCCGCGCACGTGAGCAGACTTACTGCCTTAAGGGGGCGCAATGAAAACGCTGATTATTCTGCTGTTGCTGACCCTCGCCGGTCTGGTGTGGATGAAGCGCGAAAACAGCACGCTGACCCGCTCGTTTGAAAAGGCAAACCGTGTCGCCGGAGAGCAGAAAACCCAGATAACCATGCTGCGCAATCAGCTCGATGTCGCCACCACTATCCGGCAGCGCAACGAGCAGGCGCAGGTCGACTTACGCAATAAACTAGCCACTGCGAACACCCTGGCGGCGAACCGTGGCAACACCGTGACGAGGTTACTCAATGAAAATAAAGCGCTGCGTGAATGGTATGAGTCTGATTTGCCTGATGACATTATCCGGCTGCACAGCCGCCCCGCCTTCACCACCACCGCCGATTATTTACAGTGGCTGTCCGAAAGTGTCGCTGTGTCAGATACCGGCAAGCAGCCCACGCACTAACGGCGATTTAAGCGCGGATATTCGCCAGCTTGAGGCGGCACTGGTGAGCTGTGCCGCTCAGACTGAAACCATCAGACACTGCCAGGACCAACTCGATGCTCAAGCCCGCCAGTTTACGCAAAGCCCTTTGTGATGCCGCTCCGGTGCTACGTAATAACCCGGACATGCTGCGTATTTTTATCGACAGCGGGAAAATCGCCGCCACGCTTGCGAGCTCGCTGTCGTTTGAAAATCAGTACACATTAAACATCGTGGTCACCGATTATCACGGCGATCTGGATTACCTCATCGTGCCGGTCAATGCCTGGCTGCGGGAAAACCAGCCCGACATCATGACCACCGATGAAGGGAAGAAAAGAGGCTTCACCTATATCGCCGATATTAACGACGACGAAAGTGTCGACGTGAGTATCAGCCTGATGCTAACTGAGCGCACACTGGTCAGGCAGGAAGGCGAAGCCCTGCACGTGAAGCATGTCCCAGAGCCGCCATTACCGGTGAATGTCACCCGCCCGATGGAGCTTTATGCGCATGGCGAGCTGGTGAGTCAGTGGCATGAATGAGTTCAGACCCTTTGAGGACAAACTCGCCGGGCTGATTGCCAACCTGTCACCGGCTGCGCGCCGCAAAATGACGGCTGAGATTGCGAAGAAACTGCGAGCCTCTCAGCAGCAACGCATTAAACGCCAGCAGGCACCGGACGGCACGCCTTATGCCGCGCGAAAGCGTCAGCCGGTGAAAGGCAAAAAAGGCCGGGTAAAACGTGAGATGTTCACGAAGCTCCGCACCAATCGGTATATGAAAGCGAAAGGGTCGAGCGAGGCTGCTGTGGTTGAGTTTACCGGGCGTGTGCATCGGATCGCTATCGTTCATCAAAAAGGACAAAGTGATAAACCAAATAAATTTAGTAAAGAAGTTAAATATGCACAGAGGGAATTACTAGGTCTTACCAATAATGAAGTTAAAATAATAGAAAAATTAATAATTTATACAATCAAGAAATAATCAATTAAATATATTTACGCCGATAATGCAAACATCCCAAAAGAATGCTATTTATATAGTTAAAGCACCATTTTTGTTTGATTATTGTCAGTTAGAGTGCATTTATATGTGTGAACATCATGATATCTAATGATCTTATTGTTTACATCTAATCATATTTCATGAGGAGTACTTATGAAACAATTATCAAAAACGCAAAGATATATGCCTCTAAAAAGATATGGCTCTTTGATTCAGTTACTTATAACACTCCTCCCTTTGCCTTCCCATGCCATATCAACTCTTCATGACAACCTAATTATGTCCGCCACTTACCCAGAAGACGGTGTTATCCTCGGTCAAGGTTGGGATATGGTGTCGGGAAATAAAACCAACACAGTATGTATTACTGGCACCGAAGAGAAAATTGACAATAACACTTCAACTGTTAACTACGAATTATTATATGATGAAGAACAGTTAAGTAAGCTTCTGGATATTAGCGCAAGAGCTTCGTACGGAGGCTATGGTTATAGCGCCTCCATTGAAAGCACGTATAAAAAATTAAATCTTACAGACAGAAATAGAACTCATATTTTAGGAAGAGCTATTACAGACAAAGGAGGAACATTTCTTGTTTCAACAAAAAATAACATAATAAGAAACTTAATAAATTTTAACTCCGTAGGTTTCAGGAAGAAATGTGGGGATGGCTTCGTTTCTGCAATAAAAAAAGGCGGTCAGTTAAATATTATTTTTGACATGGAAAACATAAACAACAGCACTACAGAAGCTTTGGGAGTAAAATTAGAAGCAGGTGGTTTTGGTTCTAGTGCTGGCTTATCAATTTCTCAAGAGGCAATTAGCAAGGTAATAAATAAGGATACTAGAATCAGTAGTATTCAAACAGGAGGCGTACATGAATTCCCCACCTCTGCAGAAGGGATAAAGGATAAAATATCTAAATTCACTGATTTCCAGCCAGAAAAAGCCACTCCGTATAAAATAATAATCACACCCTATTCAAAATTATATAACACTAAGACACTAATTAACATCACAGCAATTAGTGCTTATTACTTTGAATACCAGAGATTGCTAACCTTAGCTAATTTGTATAATGCTGCACTAATACAGAAAGAAATGTTCTACCAACCTTTTTATAAGCCTGATGAGATGGTAAATATTACTAAATCCCTCAACATAGCAACAAGATGCATGGAATTTATCCTTGCCAGATGCCTTAACAATGATGACACCAAAAATTGTAATATTTTAAATCAAAAATCAAAAAATGACGAAATCTTAAAAGTATGTAACATTTCGAACGATAAGCAAAGCCTGCTAGCATCCATTGTATTAAATAAGACAATAAAAATCCCAAGCCACTCCCTTGTAAACAGCACTACTGAAAAAAAACCAGATTTAATTGAAGCACTATTATCCCCCACTGCGTTTACACCCAACATTGCGAGTAAAGAAACCAATAAAAGCACTAAAAATAATAATGAGGCCAGTAATGATAAAGAGATAACTCCTTTCGATCTTTACTATATGCTTTACGCTCGCGCACCCTTAGCTAAAAAAATTGAAAAAACAAATACCAACAATAACGTAAGTACGCAACTCAATGAAGGTGATGAAATGTTAGCCGCATATAGGTTTTGTGAAGACAGTGGTAATGGGTGCATTAAAACCCAGGCTGTTGATGACGTTAAAAACAAAGAGAAACTTACATTAGTTAAGGGTGTGATTTTGAATTGGGTTTTAAATGTCAGACTTGCACCATTATCATCAACATTTTGCAAAATCTCTCTTCAACATTATATGTGCGCAACAAATGATTGGTTAAGATTTTATCTCCCCGGCAGCGACACAATCACCTTAGATGAAACGGCAGGTTTCGATTACACAATAGTCTCCACACCGGAACCCAGAAAAAATCAGGATGAAGTACCATATGACCCCAAAATCGGCGAATGTGATTGGCAATCTTGTAAATAGACTAAATACTTGAGGAGAAGCTCATGGCAAATGTAAGCGCTGTAATTAAATGTACCATTACGGATAGTACTTCTACAGAAGGTATCGAACTTTATGATAATAACGAGTGGAAATCTCCTGCCGGGGGATGGCTACCAGTACAATCTGGGAAGTGGATACAAAACTCATCTTCTGGCATTGTTTTATTTAGTGAAGATAAGATAAAGATAGCACTTCTCAAAGGCCTATTATTTGATACAGCTACCGTTAATAACAACGGCGATGCTCTATATGACTACAATGGTGGAGCTGGAAAGTGGCAAATTACAGCAACAACCTAATGAGGATTAAAACTTTAAATCATTAAAAAACCAAATACGACATCCCATCTATTTGTGCTGTAACCTATCAAACTCAATATGATTGCTGCCGATTAATCTCGGCGGCATCCTTCCTTTCATGAATACTCTCTCATCACTCCAGGAACTTGCGCGCCAACTGCGCAACCTTATCCGCATCGGTGTCGTGACGAAAGTCGACACCGATAAGGCGTTATGTCGTGTGGAAACCGGCGGTATCACAACCGCCTGGCTGCACTGGCTGACACCCCGCGCCGGTCGCTCCCGTACATGGTGGGCACCGTCTGTCGGCGAGCAGGTATTAGTGCTGGCGGTGGGCGGCGAGCTGGATACCGCCTTTGTACTGCCTGGCATCTATTCCGATGACAACCCCGCGCCGTCAGTCTCTGCCGATGCGCTGCATATTTCTTTCCCTGATGGTGCGGTGATTGAGTACGAACCGGAAACCGGCGCACTTACCGTGTCGGGCATTAAAACCGCTTCGGTCACGGCATCCGAATCTGTTGTCGTTACGGTGCCAGTTGTAACCGTCAAAGCCAGCCAGAAAATCACCCTCGACACGCCGGAAGTGGTCTGCACAAACAAGCTCACCACCGGCACGCTTGAAGTGAAAAAAGGCGGCAGGATGAGCGGCGACATTGAGCACAGCGGCGGCACTTTCAAATCCAACGGCGTGCAGGTGGATGACCACGACCACGGCGGTGTTGAGCGCGGCGGAAGCCGGACGGAGGGAACGCAATGACCGTTCGTTATCTCGGCATGAATCGTGCCACCGGTCTGAGTGTGTCCGATTCCGGACATATCAGTCAGAGCGTGCGCGACATTCTTATTACCCCCATCGGCTCGCGCGTGATGCGCCGTGATTATGGTTCGCTGCTGTCGGCACTGATTGACCAGCCTGATAACCTGGCGCTACGCCTGCAAATTATGTCGGCCTGCTACATGGCGATCCTGAAATGGGAGCCACGCATCCGGCTGACGGCCATCACCTTTGAAAGCACCACCGCAGGCACGTTATTTGTCGACATCACTGGCGTACGTACCGGCACCGGTGGCGCGTCATTTTCCTTAACCATTCCCCTGAGCTGAGATTATGGCAACCATTGACCTGAGCCAGTTACCCGCCCCGGATGTGGTCGAGGTGCTGGACTATGAAACCCTGCTGGCCGAGCGCAAAGCGACGCTGATTTCCCTCTATCCCGAAGATGAGCAGGAAGCGGTCGCGCGCACGCTGGCGCTTGAATCCGAGCCCATCGTCAAACTGCTGGAGGAAAACGCGTATCGTGAGCTGATTTTGCGCCAGCGTGTTAACGAGTCGGCGCTGGCGGTGATGCTGGCATTTTCCAGGGCGAATGACCTCGATGTGCTCGGCGCAAATAATAATGTCACCCGCCTGGTGATCACCCCTGCCGATGACACCGCTATCCCGCCGGTGCTCGCCGTCATGGAATCCGACAGTGATTTCCGTCTGCGTATTCAGCAGTCCTTTGAAGGGTTAAGCGTGGCGGGGCCGGTCGGGGCGTATCAGTTCCATGGCCGCAGTGCTGACGGGCGGGTCGCTGATATTGCGGTCGAAAGTCCGTCTCCTGCCTGCGTGACGATTTCGGTGCTGTCGCGTGAAGGGGACGGCACCGCCAGCGAAGAACTGATCCGTATCGTCGATAAGGCACTGAATGCTGAGGATGTGCGCCCGGTGGCCGACCGGGTGACGGTACAAAGTGCCGACATTATTCCTTATCAGATCACGGCAGTACTGCACTTGTATCCGGGGCCGGAGGTTGAGCCCATCCGCCAGGCTGCGGAGCAAAAATTACAGGCCTATATCGCCACGCAGCACCGACTCGGGCGTGATATTCGTCTGTCGGCCATCTATGCCGCGCTGCATGTTGAGGGTGTGCAACGGGTGGAACTGGCAAGCCCGACCGTCGACCTTGTCATCGCCCCGCATCAGGCGGCGAGCTGCACCGGTTACACCCTGAGTGTCGGGGCGTCGGATGAATAGCGTCAGGTTGTTGCCGGTTGGCTCATCCGCGCTGGAAGTCGCCGCCGCGCAGGCGCTGGCGGAGCTGACCCGCGTCCCGGTGCCACTGCGGACACTCTGGAACTGGCGTACCTGTCCGGTTCATCTGCTGCCTTATCTGGCCTGGGCATTTTCGGTCGACCGGTGGGATGAGCGCTGGCCGGAAGCTACCAAACGCAACGTTGTGGCCGCCGCGCATTTTGTTCATCGCCATAAAGGCACCATCAGTGCGCTGCGTCGTGTAGTGGAGCCGCTCGGTTATCTGATTGAGGTGCGGGAGTGGTGGCAGCTTAATGAAACGCCCGGCACTTTCCGCCTGGTCGTCGGAGTGCTTGATACCGGTATTACCGATGAAATGTATCAGGAACTGGAGCGCCTGATTGCGGATGCCAAACCCGCCAGCCGCCACCTCACCGGGCTTGCCATCAGCCTGAGCACCGACGGTACCGGCTTTATCGGCTCTGGCTGTTATGACGGCGACACCATGACGGTTTACCCGTACTCCCCGGAAGATATCACCGTTGGCGGCATCTATTACCCGGCTTCGGCCATTCATTTAATTGATAACCTGAGAGTGAACGCATGAGCGCGAAATTCTTTGCCATTCTGACGAATCAGGGCGCTGCGCAACTGGCTAACGCGGCAGCGCTGGGAACAAAATTAAACCTCACGCAACTTGCGATCGGGGATGGTGGTGGCGTCTTGCCGGTACCCGACCCGGCGCAAACGGCACTGCTGGGCGAAAAACGTCGCGCAGCCCTGAACCTGCTGAGCGTTGACCCGAACAATACCAGCCAGATTATTGCCGAGCAGATTATCCCGGAAAATGAGGGCGGTTTCTGGATACGTGAAATCGGTCTGTTTGATGATGCCGGTATCCTGATTGCCATCGCCAACTGCCCGGAAACCTACAAGCCGCAATTGCAGGAAGGCAGCGGACGCACGCAGACCATCCGCATGGTGCTGATTGTGTCGAGCACCGAATCTGTCACGTTAAAAATCGACCCGTCGGTTGTTCTGGCGACCCGTAAATATGTCGATGACCGGGTGATTGAGGTGAAAGCGTATGCCGATAACCTGCTGGCACAACACGTCGCAGCCGCTGACCCTCATAAACAATATGCGCCCAAAAACTCACCGGGATTAACAGGCAAACCGACCGCACCGACAGCCGCACAAACGGAAAACTCCACGCAACTGGCGACCACTGCATTTGTAAAAGCAGCGTTGTCTGCGCTGGTTGCGTCGTCTCCTGCAGCACTGGACACACTCAAAGAACTGGCCGATGCGCTCGGGAACGATGCTAATTTTTCCACAACCGTGATGAATGCGCTGGCGGCTAAGCAACCACTTGACGCGACGCTGACAGCGCTTGCGGGAAAAGATGTGGCAGGGCTTCTCGCATATCTTGGTTTGACTACAGCTCTGGGAAATAAGCAGCCGCTGGATGCCACCCTGACAGCACTTTCAGGGCTGGTAAATGCGGCCAACAAACTCCCATATTTCACGGGCACAGATACGATGGCCGTTGCTGACCTGTCAGCATTTGTTCGCACAATGCTTGGGAAAGCTAACGCGGATGCCGTTCTTTCATATCTTGGTCTGGGCGATGGCACAGGACGACTGGTTAAATGCCAGGTATTCAAATCATCCGGCACCTACACGCCCACAGCAGGAACCAAATTCGCGATTGTTGAAGTCGTCGGTGGAGGTGGTGCAGGCGGTGGCTGTCAGGTGGGAACGGCCAGCAATGCGGCCAGCGGCGGTGGCGGAATGTCGGGTGAATATGCAAAAGCCCGCATTGATAACCCGACAGCGACAACAGTGACCGTGGGTTATGGTGGCACGGGTACCAGCGCCGCACCCGGTGCGACCGGAGGAAACTCATCATTTGGCACCGTCGTCACCGCTAAAGGTGGGCTGGGTGGCGCAACGTTGTCCGAAGGGGCTGGAGTCGCCATCGTAGGCCCATCTGGGGGGTATGTCGTTGGGTATACAGGTGCGAACATCTTTGGGAGTGGCAGTGGCTACACCATGCCGGGAACGCGTTATTCAGGAGGCCTGGCACTGGGTGGCCCCGGTGGAAGCTCCGTGTTGGGTCAGGGCGCAGCATCACAGGCTATTGTCGGTGAAGGGATTGATGCTAAAGGGCATGGCGGTGGCGGAAGTGGAGCCTGTGTTTACGGTGGTGCAACTCAGCAGCGTGCGGGCGGTGCTGGAATGGCCGGCATAGTTATTGTCTGGGAGTATGCATAATGAGTCTGACATTTGCAGTAATCGAAAATAATGTCGTTGTTAATATGATTGTCTGGGATGGCGCTACAGCTTATGGGGTCGGTGGGGATCAGACGCTGATAAAGGTGCCAGGCACAGAATATGGTAGACCCGTTCCGGGTATTGGCTGGCATTTCGACCACGGCGTATTCACTCCACCGCCTCAGCCCGTAAAAACACAGGATGAACTGGTTTCCGATGCTGAACAGGAAAGGCAATCCCGGCTTGCGCATGCTAATGCAGTAACAGCCGACTGGCGGACTGATTTATTACTGGGAACAATCAATGATGAAGATAAAGCAAAGCTGATTGCCTGGATGCAATACATCAAAGATGTGAAAGCGGGAGATACCTCAAACCCGACAGATATCCGTTGGCCCCTATTACCCGCAGCATAGAAATCTTTGAGAGAATGCCCTGTCGCGCCCTCAGTCTGAGGGCATTTTCTTTCCTGTTGTACCCGCCTCCAGCCTACGACCTTCGCTCGCCGACACCCTGTACAACACACGAAAATAGACACTCCAGAAAACTTATGGAGTGACCCGGATGGCTGACTATCACCACGGTGTGCAGGTTGTTGAAATCAACGACGGCACGCGTGTTATTTCTACGGTCTCGACGGCGGTCATCGGCATGGTGTGTACCGCCTGCGATGCTGACGCAAAGACTTTCCCCCTCAATGAGCCGGTATTAATCACCAATGTGCAGGCCGCGATTGCCAAAGCCGGAACCCTGGGCACGCTGGCGGCTTCTTTGCAGGCGATTGCTGACCAGTGCAAACCGGTCACGATTGTGGTGCGTGTTGAAGAAGGCAGCGGCGATGATGAAGCCAATGCGCACGCGCAGACCATTTCCAACATCATCGGCGGCACCGATGAGCACGGCAAATACACCGGCATTAAAGCGCTGCTGACCGCCGAAGCGGTGACCGGTGTCCGTCCGCGCATTCTCGGCGTGCCGGGGCTGGATTCACAGGAGGTAGCGGTTGCGCTGGCCTCTGTTTGTGTCAGTCTGCGCGCCTTTGGTTATGTCAGTGCGTGGAACTGCAAAACCCTGAGCGATGCCATCAAGTACCGCGACAATTTCAGCCAGCGTGAATTAATGGTTATCTGGCCGGACTTTATCGCCTGGGACACGGAGAAGAACGCCAGTGCTCCGGCTTACGCCACCGCGCGCGCACTTGGCCTGCGTGCTTTTATCGACCAGACGGTCGGCTGGCATAAAACCCTGTCTAACGTCGGCGTGCAGGGTGTCACCGGCATCAGTGCGTCCGTGTTCTGGGATTTACAGGCACCCGGCACCGATGCTGACCTGCTGAATGAGGCGGGTGTCACGACGCTTATCCGCAAGGATGGCTTCCGCTACTGGGGCAACCGCACCTGTTCTGATGACCCGTTATTCCTGTTTGAAAACTACACCCGCACCGCGCAGGTGATTGCCGACACCATGGCCGAGGGGCATATGTGGGCGGTGGATAAGCCGATCACCCCGGTGCTCATCCGCGACATTGTTGACGGCATCAAAGCTAAATTCCGCGAGCTGAAAAGCGGCGGTTATATCGTGGATGCGGATTGCTGGTTTGATGAAACGGCCAACGATAAAGAATCGCTGAAAGCCGGGAAGCTCTATCTCGATTACGACTACACGCCGGTGCCGCCACTGGAAAACCTCACCCTGCGTCAGCGCATCACCGATAAATACCTGGTGAACCTGATTGCCTCGGTTAACGGATAAGGAGCCAGAAACATGGCAATGCCCCGCAAGCTCAAGTCATTAAACCTGTTTAACGACGGTCTCAGTTACATGGGGGTCGCATCCTCCGTCACGCTGCCCAAACTCACCCGCAAGCTGGAAGCGTGGCGCGGTGCCGGAATGAACGGTGCCGCGCATGTGGATTTTGGTCTCGATGATGACGCGCTGACCCTTGAATGGACACTCGGCGGCTTCCCGGATGAGGCGCTCTGGGCACAGTACGCGCTGCCAGGAGCCTCCAGTGTGCCGCTGCGTTTTGCAGGCTCTTATCAGCGCGACGACACGGAAGAAGAAACCGCCGTCGAGGTGGTGGTGCGTGGCCGTCACAAGGAATTTGACGGTGGCGACAGCAAACAGGGTGAGGACACCGAAACCAAAATCACCACAGTGTGCACCTACTACAAGCTGACGATGAACGGCAAAGAGCTGATTGAAATCGACACCATCAACATGATTGAGAAGGTCAACGGCGTCGACCGGCTTGAGCAGCGCCGCCGCAATATCGGTCTGTCTTAATGCACTTCCCGGTTAGCCTGGCTGGCCGGTTAACCCTTATTAAATTCCCGGAGTAAAACCTTATGAGCAACGCAAAAAATTACAAAAACACCTCTGATAACCCGAACATTGTGACCCTGGTGAAGCCAATTAAACGCGGCGACATCGTGATTGAAACTATCACCCTGATTAAACCGACCGCAGGCACCCTGCGCGGGGTGAGCCTGGCCGATGTCGCCAGCTCGGATGTGAACGCGCTGATTAAAGTCCTGCCACGCATGACCTATCCGGGTCTGACCGAGTCGGATGTCGTCGCCATGGAGCTGCCGGACATGATGACGCTGGCCGCGAAGGTGATCGGTTTTTTGGCTCCGGCTTCGGCTTCGGCGGCTTAAGTTTTCCACCGGGTTTATCGGTTGACGATCTGATGGCGGATATCGCGGTGATATTTCACTGGCCGCCGTCAGAACTCTACGCCCTGAGCCTGAGTGACCTCATCAGCTGGCGCGAGATGGCGCTGAAACGGAGCGGAAATTCTCATGAGTAATAACGTCAGAATCGAAGTGCTGTTAAAAGCCGTTGACCAGGCGACGCGCCCGTTTAAACACATTCAGACGGCAAGCAAGACGCTGTCGGGTGATATTCGCAATACGCAGAAAACCCTCAAAGAGTTAAACGGCCAGGCGTCACGTATCGAGGGTTTTCGTAAAACCAGCGCGCAGCTTGCGGTCACCGGTCAGTCACTGAATAAAGCGAAGACCGAAGCCGAAGCGCTGGCGACGCAATTTAAAAGTACCGAACGCCCGACGCGCGAGCAGGCCAAAGCACTGGCAACGGCAAAAGCGGCCGCAGACGGGTTGCAGACGAAATTTAACAGCCTGACCGAATCCGTGAAGCGCCAGCAACGCGAACTCGGCCAGGCCGGGATTAACACCCGCAACCTTACTGCTGACGAGCTGCGTTTAAAGGGACGCATCAGCGAAACCACCAGTCAGCTTAACCGGCAGAAGCTGGCGCTCGAGCAGGTCAGCGCGAAGCAGGCCAGACTCAACGCGGTGAAAAACCGTTATCAGGCCGGAAAGGAGCTGGCCGGAACGGCTGGCGCAGTGGGTGCTGCCGGTGTTGGCATGGCAACCGCAGGTGTGGCAGCGGGTGTGGGGATCCTCAAACCCGGCTACGACTTTGCGCAGAAAAATTCCGAGTTGCAGGCCGTGCTCGGGGTGGAAAAAACCTCACCGGAAATGGAAGCCCTGCGTAAACAGGCACGCCAGCTCGGGGACAACACCGCCGCATCAGCCGATGACGCCGCCGGTGCGCAGATTATTATCGCCAAATCCGGTAGGGATGCTGCTGCCATTCAGGCGGCAACGCCGGTCACGCTGAATATGGCGCTCGCCAACCAGCGCACCATGGAAGAAAACGCCGCGCTGCTGATGGGAATGCGCTCGGCTTTCCAGCTTTCCAACGACAAGGTCGCGCATATCGGGGATGTGCTCTCGACCACGATGAACAAAACCGCCGCCGACTTTAACGGGCTGAGTGATGCGCTCACCTATGTGGCTCCGGTGGCGAAAAATGCCGGTATCAGCATTGAAGAAACCGCCGCGATGGCGGGTGCGCTGCATGACGCTAAAATCACTGGCTCAATGGCAGGCACCGGCAGTCGTGCGGTGATCAGTCGGTTACAGGCACCGGTCGGTCAGGCAAAAACCGCACTCAGTGAGTTAAAAGTCAGCACCGCCGACCGCCAGGGCAATATGCGCCCACTGTTTACCATCCTCAAAGAAATGCAGGGAAGCTTTGAGAAAAACAAGCTCGGTACGGCGCAGCGTGCGGAGTATATGAAAGTCATCTTTGGTGAGGAAGCCAGCTCCGCAGCCGCCGTGCTGATGACCGATGCCATGACCGGAAAACTCGATAAGCTCACCGCCACCTTTAAAGCCTCGGACGGGAAAACCGCTGAGCTGGTCAAAGTGATGCAGGACAATCTCGGCGGCGACTTTAAAGAGTTTCAGTCGGCGTATGAGGCGGTTGGCACCGACCTGTTTGACCAGCAGGAATCCTCACTCCGTAAGCTGACCCAGACCACCACAAAGTATGTGCTCAAACTCGACCACTGGATTGTGCAGAACAAAGGGCTGGCGCAGACGCTGCTCAAGGTCGGCGGTGTCGCACTGGCGGTGATTGGCATGGTCGGGGCAATCGGTCTGGTCGCGTGGCCGGTGATTGCGGGCATCAATGGCATTATTGCCGCCGCCGGTCTGCTCTGGACGGCCTTTACGGTAGCCGGGAGTGCCATCATCACCGTGCTCGGGGCGCTCACCTGGCCGATAGTGGCCGTCGGTGCGGCGGTTGTCGCTGGTGTGATACTCATCCGCAAATACTGGGAGCCGCTGGGCGCTTTCTTCTCCGGTGTGGTGGAAGGTCTGAAAGCCGCCTTTGCGCCGGTGACTGAGATGTTTGCGCCACTGGCTCCGGTGTTTGAGGTGATTGGGCAGAAGGTACAACTGCTCTGGCAGTGGTTTAAAGAGCTGATCGCCCCCGTGAAAGCCAGCAAGGACACGCTCGACAGTTGCAAAGAATCCGGCGTGGCGTTTGGTCAGGCACTGGCCGGTGCTTTCCGGTTAGCCATGACACCGTTTACCGCCCTGCGCGACGGTATCGAGTGGGTGCTCGACAAGCTCGGCATCATCAATAAGGAAACCAGTCAGCTTGATGCGAAAGCCGAGAAGGTCAATGCATACGCTAACGGTTCCGGTGGCGGGTATTCCCCGTCCGGTGGGGTGCTGACCGGCGGTTATGGCAGTTATCAGCCGGTGACGGCCAATGCCGGTAAAACCTACACCGACCAGAGCCGCAATGAGTATCACATTGCCATTGGCGGTGGTGTGCAGAACGGCGGAGAACTTGACCGACAGCTGCGCGACAGCCTGGAAAAATACGAGCGTGAAAAGCGAGCCAAGCAACGCGCCAGCATGATGCACGACTAAGGAGACTGACCATGATGCTTGTTCTCGGCATGTTTGTTTTTCAGTTGCAGACGCTGCCTTACCAGAGCCTGCAACGCGATGTGGATTACCGCTGGCCGTCAAACAGCCGCGTCGGTCAGCGACCGGCGATGCAGTTTCTCGGCGTGAATGAGGAAAAAATTGTCTTAAGCGGAAGCCTGCTGCCGGAAATCACCGGTGGCCGATTGTCACTGCTGGCGCTTAATCTGATGGCCGATGAGGGGCGCGCCTGGCCGCTGCTCGATGGCAGTGGCACCATTTACGGCATGTTTGTGATTAATTCGGTGAGTGAGACATACACCGAGTTTTTTGCCGACGGCTCGGCGCGCAAAATTGATTTCACCGTCAACCTCACACGTGTGGATGAATCCCTGACAGCGATGTTTGGCGACATCCAGAAACAGGCCGACAGCCTGGTCGGGAACATGCAGAGCAAAGTCGGAGGGTTATTCTGATGCTGACCGGAATGACGCTCGATGCCGGGGCGACGATGGCACCGGCATTTATGCTTACCCTGAATAATCAGGATATCACCCGCAATATCAGTGACCGCCTGATAAGCCTCAGTCTGTCGGATAACCGGGGTTTTGAGGCTGACCAGCTCGATATCGAACTTGATGACAGCGACGGACTGATTGAGTTGCCGGTGCGTGGTGCGGTGCTATCACTGTTTCTCGGCTGGCAGGGTTCGGCACTACTCGGCAAAGGGCAATTCACGGTCGATGAAATTGAGCACCGGGGTGCACCGGACACGCTGACTATCCGGGCAAGAAGTGCAGATTTTCGCGGCACACTCAACTCTCGCCGTGAGGCGTCGTATCACGACACCACGCTCGGTGAAGTGCTGAACATCATTGCCAGCCGCAATAAGCTCACGGCGAGCATTGCCCCACAGTTTGCCGCGATAGCCATCCCGCATATCGACCAGACGCAGGAATCTGACGCGAAATTCCTTACCCGCCTGGCGGAGCGTAACGGGGCCGAGGTATCGGTCAAGGCTGGGAGACTGCTGTTCATCAAAGCCGGTGCCGGTGTTACGGCCAGCGGTAAACCCATTCCGCAGATGACCATCGAGCGTAAAGATGGTGACCGTCATCAGTTTGCGATTGCCGACCGGGGAGCCTATACCGGTGTGACGGTAAAATGGCTGCACACGAAGGAGCCGAAAGAACAAAATCAGCAGGTGAAACTCAAGCGCAAGGCAAAGCCGCAGCACCTGCGCGCGCTCCAGCACCCCACAGCCAAACCGCTAAAAGCAAAGAAAGCATCAAAGGAAAAGGAAGCGCGCGAAGGCGAGTACATGGTCGGTGAGGAGGATAATGTTTTTGCCCTGACCACCATTTACGCCAGCAAAGCGCAGGCGATGCGTGCGGCTCAGGCCAAATGGGACAAACTGCAACGCGGGGTGGCGGAGTTTTCCATCAGTCTCGCCATGGGGCGTGCAGATCTCTACCCGGAAATACCGGTCGTGGTCTCGGGCTTTAAGCGCGTCATAGACGAGCAGGCATGGACAATCACAAAGGTGATGCACTCGCTCAGTAATAGCGGCTTCACGACCTCGCTTGAGCTGGAGGTGAGATTAAACGATGTGAGTTACGAGTCTGATTGAGTTAAATTTGCAAACAATAACTTGCAAATGCGATCTGTGAGTTTATCATTCCCTCAATGATGAGCGAGAGGGGAAATAAATCATGATGCATTGCCCGTTATGCCAGGACGCAGCCCACGCGCGATCCAGCAGATATTTGAGCATAGAAACCAAAGAACGTTATCACCAGTGCCAGAATATCAACTGTGGATGCACTTTTGTCACCCATGAATCACTTGCTCGATACATCGTTAAGCCTGGCGAAGTTGAACCAGCACCGCCCCACCCTAATCGCTATAAACAGCAACAGCTCTGGATGTAGACAAAGCCTGCGAAAGCAGGTTTTTTTATGCCTGTGCTTCATCTGAGATAACAACGATACTCTTTTAAGTAAGCAATTGAATGTATGAGTTTGCAAAATCAAACATTGAATACTGTTTAAATATACAGTAATTTCAATCATTTGATTTAGCAGGATTCTCACATGACCGTACGAAAGCAAGCCGATGGACAATGGCTTTGCGATGTTTATATCGATGGGCGCGGCAGTAAGCGTGTTCGCAAGAAATTCTCCACTAAAGGTGAAGCGCTTGCCTATGAAAGTTATCAACTAGAACAGGCGAAGCAAAAGCCCTGGATGGCAGAGAAGGATGACCGTCGACATCTAAGTGAGCTAATCGAGCTATGGTACAAGTTACATGGTTGCTCTCTTAGTGATAAGAAAGGTCGCCTGGGTAAGCTACATATCATCTGTAATGGCCTGGGCGATCCCGTCGCCTCACAAATTACAGCTAAAGATTGGGCGCATTACCGGGATAGACGACTCACCGGCCAGATTGCTAACGGTTATAAAACCAGTGAAAAATCACTCAAGGTTTCCATCGGAACGGTCAACTGTGAACATGCTTTTCTACGAGCAGTGTTTAATGAGTTAACCCGGCTTGGTGAGGTTAACTACCCTAACCCACTCAAGAATATTCGTGAGTTTGATGAGCCTGAAAAAGAGATGTCCTGGCTTACTGACGATGAAGTGAAAAGATTGATGGGTGCGTGTCGTGGTCATGGAAATCCTGAATTAACCCTGATTGTAAAAATCTGCCTTTCCACCGGTGCACGCTGGAGTGAAGCGGCAAATCTTAAGAAATCTCAACTCTCACCTAATAAGATTACTTTCGTAAACACGAAGGGCAAAAAGAACCGAACAGTTCCAATATCTGATGAGTTATATAAAGAACTCATCAGCCGTGACGGTAAGCCTTTTGAGCAATGTTACCGCCAGTTTTATCGCGTAATAAAAATTGCCGAACTTCAATTACCAGAAGGCCAAATGAGTCATGTACTTAGGCATACATTTGCAAGTCATTTTATGATGGGAGGTGGGAATATTATTGTCCTGCAAAGAATTTTGGGGCATTCTGATATTCGAGTTACGATGCGTTATGCCCATTTTGCGCCTGATCATCTTGAGGATGCGCTTATATTAAACCCGCTCAGTAAGCTTGGCGGGGCGTCCACAAAGTGACTACAGAGCATCATATTGGGTGTAATGGAGTGCAACAGGATGTGCGGTAAGTAACTGAATTTATTATAAGTCGCTGATTTTAATCAGCGAATAAAAAAAGACCGAATACGATTCCTGTTCTCGCTCGAGCATAAATAAACCATTTAATTTCAATGATTTGCGTGTTTTTATGCGCAAATTACGCTCAAAAACACATGCGAAAACATGTCCAAATAATCAAACACATATCATTTTTTTCGGGTAGGTTCGGAAAAATTTCGTTGGATTATCTCCCCTAAGAAATCCGTCAAAATTTACAAAATACTGTAAAACCGCGTGAATACCTACCTCGGTACCTTTTAACCTCTTTGTAATGTTTTTGCGCCCAATTGCATCTTTATTCGTTCTGAAAAATTCATACCTTTAGCGGCCATCTATACTTCAATTTTACTTGGGGGTGAAAATGTGTGGTCGTTTTACTCAAATCCAGTCTCGTGATGATTACCTAGATTTTTTGGCTGAGGAAGTCGAGAAAGATATCGCTTACGATCCCGAGCCAATTGGTCGATATAATGTCGCGCCAGGCACTAAAGTTCTCCTGCTAAATAATCGCGACGATACCCTTCACCTCGATCCTGTTGTCTGGTCATACGCACCGGGTTGGTGGGATAAAGCACCGCTAATAAATGCCAGAGTAGAAACTGCGGCCACCAGCCGGATGTTTAAACCGTTGTGGAATCATGGGCGGGCGATCGTGTTTGCTGATGGTTGGTTTGAGTGGAAGAAGGAAGGAGACAAAAAGCAGCCGTATTTCATCTACAGGAAAGACAGGAAGCCACTCTACTTTGCCGCGATTGGCAAGCAGCCGTTCGATGCGGGGGATAATGCAGAGGGATTTTTGATTGTGACTGCTGCTGCTGGTAAAGGTCTGGTCGATATTCATGACCGAAGGCCTTTGGTATTTGCACCTGAAGCGGCACTGGAATGGACAAATCCTGAAACTTCGGGGACGCAGGCTAGCGAACTGGCGCAGGATGCATCAGTGCCGCCTGATGAGTTCGTATGGCATCCGGTAACTCGCGCTGTAGGAAATGTAAAAAATCAAAGTCCAAACCTGATCCTGAGTACGCGTGATTAAATCTTAAAGTCAGTGAAGAGCTAGGAGCACGCATAGATGTTCGGACTTTTGATAACAATAAATCCATGGGATAGTTCAGACACAACCATATATTAAGAGCCTAGGTTAGAAATAGACAATTTGATCATACTTAAGGAGGGTAATTATCGTCATCTTCGTGAACAATGTTAATCTACTTCCTGAGAAATTCTAGATTTCTTCTATGAGGTTAGTTCCCGCTGAAAGTTACAAATTTTTATGCAGTCACTCCAAATCACCTTGGACATCATCATCTTACCTGTGATATTAATATACATCATATTAATGGATGTGGACGCTATGGAAAATTATACATTTGAATTGAAAAATAATATATTTGGATATTTTCAAAGGGATGAAAATGATTGCCTTATATATATAGATACGGGTCTTTTTTCCAAAACAAATTACTACCAATGGAGTAGATGGAAACAAGGAGAAAATAATTACAATGAAACATTCCCTGAAGCCAAAAATAATGACGAAATCTCAAAAGCAATTGGTTATTTTTCATGGAACCAAGTTTATGATTATTGCCCATACTATCCAATAGTTATCAATCTATCAAAAAAACCTAAAGCCGGTGTATTCTACCCAAGAATGAACCGAGGAGAACCTAAATTATTCAACTCACTAGGCACTAACACTGAAATGTTGGATGAAGTTAGGACCTTCAATAATATATGTAATTCCTTAAATGAACTTTTTAACTACATGGATCCCGATAGCCGCAACTTGAATTGCTTTGGAAATAAAGTCAGAGAAATATTGATTATTGCTTGCACTGAAGTCGAATATTTACTTCAAAGCTTCCTTGCAGATAACAATTACTCTACTAACAGATTTAGCACTAATGATTACGTAAGGGCCCTTAGTCTTTTGAAATTAGATAGTTATACTGCCAGACTAATTTTTTATCCACAATTGCAAGATTGGGCACCTTTTAGCACCTGGGATGTTACCAATCCCACTACAAGCCTTGCTTGGTATGAAGCATATAACGCAGTTAAACATAATCGCGGTACTAACAAGCATAAAGCGTCACTTAACACGGTAATAAATGCAGTTGCTGCGATTCATATTTTGCTTGAATCTCAATACGGAAGTGAGATATTTAATAGCCCGATGCAATCCAGTTTCTCGAGCATTTTCAAAACAACTAAATATCCTGTTTTTTCAGTTGATGAACTACAATGTCCATCAATGAGTCAAAATGAGATATTATGGAATCATAAATGTAATTTATTTCCATAAAGAATGGGACGTGCGTTGTCCGCTTCTTATAGCGGACAACTATGATATAAAGGGTCCGCGGAACATATTGTACCTATCTGACCTTCACTACCAATAAATCTGACCATCTCGTCGTATAGCGAGGTGAGAGCATATCCCTTTTCATCTGCCACTGTTGCTGGATGCCCTGCCCTGCAAAATACAGCGCCCCTTTCCCGTTCTTGCTGTTGAGATGGTCCAGCACCTCCATTAACGCCGCGCTGTTTTGTCGCGGCGCGTTGTCGTCAAACAGATTGAGCTGAGCCACACCCTGGCTGAAAAAGTCGCCGAGCATGATTCCAGCCTTCTGGTACCGATATCCATCCTTCCATATTTTGTCGAGGCAGCGCATTGCCGCCGCGATAATGTCGCGAGTGTCCTGCGTTGGGGTCATTAACTTCACGGCGCCCTGATTGCCGTAATATGGCTCATTCAGCGCGAAAGGTGATGTTTTGATGAATACAGATATATAGCGACAGAACTGATGTTCACCCCGCAGCTTCTCCCCGGCGCGCGCCGCATAACTACAAATGGCCTGGCGCATTTGTTCGTATTCAGTCACCCGGTCACCGAATGAGCGTGAGCAGACGATTTCCTGTTTGGTTGGGGCAAATTCTTCCAGGCCGAGGCAGGGCTCACCGCGTAGTTCACGAACGGTGCGTTCGAGCACTACGTTGAAGTGCTTCCGGATGAACCGGATATCGGTATCAGCCAGCTGCAAGACGGTTTTGATACCCATGGCTTCGAGCTTTTTGGAAATGCGACGCCCCACGCCCCACACTTCATCAACAGGAAAATACGCCATCAGCTTTCGTTGTTTCTCAATATTCGACAGGTCAACTACTCCACCCGTCTGCCGCTGCCATTTCTTGGCTGCATGGTTAGCGAGCTTGGCTAAGGTCTTGGTCTGCGCCACCCCAACGCCCACGGTCAGGCGTGTTCGCAGCAAAATAGCCTCCCTGATTTCCCGCCCAAAATCCTCCAGGTTGCGACAATTACGCACGCCAGTCAGATCACAAAATGCTTCATCAATACTGTAAATTTCACAACGCGGTGACATCTCCTCGAGCGTGGTCATCACCCGATCAGACATATCGGCGTATAACTCGTAATTAGAGCTGAAGCAGACAACACCGTAGCGCCTGAACAAATCCTTTTGCTTGAAAAACGGGTCACCCATTTTGACGCCAATGGCTTTTGCCTCTGCACTGCGGGCAATGACACAGCCGTCATTGTTCGAGAGCACGACTACCGGCCTGCCCTGCAAATCTGGTCTGAAGACTGTTTCGCAACTGGCGTAGAACGAATTGACATCGACCAGGGCAAACATACTCAGCCCATCGATTTGATGACGAATGTGACCACACCCAGGATGTTAAGCGTGCCCTCACTGTCGATAAGTATCGGGGAGTAAGCTCTGTTCATCGGGTTAAGCTGGATAGTCGGATAAAGCTGCAGGCGTTTAACGGTAAATTCACCGTCAACCGAAGCAATGACCACATCGTTATGCCTGGCGGTGCGTGAACAATCCACTGACAGCAGGTCTCCGTCGCTAATCCCGCCGTCTATCATCGAATCACCCGACGCTCGGACGAAATAGGTGCTACTCGGATGAGGTGCGATTAACTCACTAATATCTAAGCGCTCTTCTACATAGTCCTGAGCAGGGGACGGGAAGCCGCACTTTACCGGGTCGCTAAACAGCGGAATAGTAATAACTTCTCGCAGGAAAACAGGTTTGATAAGGTTCATATGATAGCCATAATTAATCACTGTGTATTTATACAGTATATCTATCGTTAAATCTGATCAAGCGAACCGGCAATGTGGGCTGGCGATGTTATGAGCTAACGGGATTAAAGGGCTTTACTGATGAAGGGATTACGCGTTGTGTAAATTTTAATAGCTAACGTTCTATCAAATGTTCCTATGCTGGCGTTTCAGGCCAGTCAATATCAGGGGCGGCAGACAGGTCAAGTCGATTCAGAGCCATGCGGTATCGTTTCCACTTCTTCAATAGTTCCGCCTCATCTTCAGTCACATCTTGTAAATCAACAGCATCCTGTAAAGGGGCAATCGCCAGTGTTGCTGCTTGCATCAGGACCTTGAACTCGGCTGTTGCGGGGGTTACATAATCGATGGCGGGCGGTATACCTACCTCTACCCATTCCCCCCCCTGCATTTCGCCAGTCTTCTCGTCTCGGGATGCATTGGTATACTGGGCTTTGAAGTATCCATCGCCAACAAGATCGGATGTCCAGTGTTGCGGCAATGCTTCACCACTCACACCCACAATGAAATCCACAACGTAAAACCCCTGGCTATCTAATTGGTTAATTTTCATATCATTGGTATCCCTGAAAAACGATGCTGAATGTGATAGCCATTCCAGCTACTGCATTACCAAGTGTGAGCGTGCCATCTGTATTGAGTACAATGTACGGCTGTTTTCCCGTGGTGGCTGTATCGCCTACAACAGCATAGCGTTGTAAAAACTGTGGGCGATATCCTACAGGGAGTTGCCCAATGACCGTTTTATCCGCCACGCTAGCTGAACCTGCTGCCTGCATAGACACATCCAGATAGACTACATTACCCACTTTTTTGTAAGCGGAGCGCCAACCGGACATTGTATACCACCCGTTCAACGCAGCCAGTAATATCCAATTTGTTTTAGCTATATCGGTAAGGCTATCCACTTGCGCTTTAGAATAGGCTGATAAATTATTAAGGGCGTCAGTGGCCGTTTTACCCCCCGTCCCTCCCTGCGCCACGCTGAGTGCTGTAGTCAGGCCGCTCAGTGAAGTGATGTCACTGTTTTCTCCTTTCTTCGCCAGCGATTTCTGTCCAGGCACAGTGACGGGCTTACCGTCTATGGTTATCGTCACATCACTCGTGCCATTCATAACGTCGGAAAATCCGCCTATGTACTTCTGGTACATGCCAAACGTCTCGGCAATATCCTGTGCCAGGCCGTCAACGCTCAGGCTGTCACTGAGCAGGATGGCGTATTTCGTACCTGCAGCAATTGCAGGGCTGATGGCTGGGGTGACGGATAAAGCAGTAGCACTGGTAACCGCGGTGAGCTGTAAAACCTGAACGGGGTTTGTGAAGGTAATCAGCGTGCATCCAGCGCGAATGAGACTGCCTGCTGCAGTGAAGTTGGTGCCGGTACCAGTAATTGTGCTGGCGTTGCCTGCTATAGTGCCAATGGTGTAAATCATGTTTTCTCCGGACAATAAAAAACCGGCTTATTAGGCCGGCTTGTTTAACAGAATTGATTTCTAATCAGTCATAGTTCGCCAGATTCAGTACGTAGGCGCGATTACGCATATTGTGATAAGCGATATTCACGGCCCCAGCTGGCGGTGGCCCATTTGTGGCAGCCACATTTATTTTTGTGTTTGCTCCATCCCACACAGCGGAGAAAAAATAGGTCGTTGAATACGGTCGTGTGCCACCTGAAGTGATCACACCAGCAACCAGCCCGCACATTGATGGGATGACGCCTATTTTACCGGAACGAAGAACATTGATGTTAAATCCTGCCGCACCATCGCTGCCGTTCGTACCGAGTGCCTCAACATCCGTAAGAACCCGTGTCTCATTGGTCAGGATGCACGTTCCCTGCTCATCCCAGACAGCGATACCCCAGGCTGGCAATGGCTGAGGAAACAAGGTGAAGAAATAAACATGAATCGTACCCGCCCCCTCAGGCTTGCTGGCTGAGACAATGCAGTTATTCCCGCTAACCACATAACTCACTACGCAATTTATTGTGGTGCAAACAAACGGTATTACGGGTCTTCCGTCAGGGAAAGATTGCGTGACATTAGTTATCTTGCCACTGCCCGTGGATATGGGGACTGACTGTTTTGCGTAAAGCGCCAGCGGGCTGGATTGTGGCGTAATGAATGGTGCACCATTCTCGGTGACCAGTAATGCTCCCCAGTCCATTATGCCGCCCTCAGAAACGCGATAATATGCCCGGCCAGTGCCGGATATGTATCCGCTCCAAAATCTGCATCACCTGCCGCGCCAATGGTAATGCTGCCACCTGAAACCGTAACCTTACGGCGCGTGTTTGTGTATGACTCCCCGGCAAAAGCCTGCAGGATATCCATCACAAACCCGGCTGGCACCGTGTATGTTGCAGAGCCGGATTGTTGATTCTGTGCGACATGAAAGAAACCCACCACGCTCACCGGCACCAGGCCATAGTTGTTGGGCTTCCCGTTTGCATCCCACGTCTGAATGCCAAATGCCATTAAAACACCCCCGTAAGTTTGCCAATTTGCACACGCAGTCTGTTGGAGTCTTTAATGCTGATGGTGGTATTGTTCTGCTTCATTGCACCGGTACCATCTGCCCCATAGTTTTCAAAGGTGCCGCCTTTATCCAGCCGCCAGCCAACACTACCCGCGACATAGTTATTGGACTGAATGAAGCTGCCAATCTTGGCATTACTGATTGTCCCATCACCAATCACCGTATCGCGGATAATGGTTTGCCCGTTCTGTATGACAAAAGGCAGCGTTACCGCACCTCCCGCCTGAGCCATTACTGCGAAACGGTCAGCCAGGAACAGTACCTGTGACTGCATACCGCCCGGGGTATTCTCCACGCCAATACCCATTCCAGCGGCGTACTGACGCCCGTTCGAGTCAACTGACACCTTGATGTTGTACATCGCGTTGAGCGTTCCATCGATTTTCGCAAGCGCCTGCGCATTGGTTGTGACACCGGCGCTCACTCCATTGATTGAGGCGTTAATCGCATTAACCTGGGTCGCAGTTGACTGCTGATAATTCGCAACGGTCTGGCTGAGACTGGTGATGCTCGCACCATTGTCATTGACCTTACTTTCCAGCCGCGAGAGTGACCGCGCATTTGCCTCACGATCATTAGCAGTCGTTTCATCAATGCGCTGAATTTGAGCAATGCTACTGCCGTACTGTGCTGTGATTGTCTGCTTCAGATTTACCTGGGCCAGCGTGTTCTGAATCAGTGCAATCGCGGTGTTCTGAATGCCGCCACTGGCGTTATCAGTTTTACCCGACAACTCTTCGAAGCGGGAAGTGGTAGACGAATCAAGCGTAGTGACCGCCTGAGTCAGCAACGAAACACCGGCAGCGTTATCTCCGGTCTTTGCTGTGAGCTCATCAACGGCTGTCGAACGAGCTTCCGTTTCTGTGGCCAGCGCCTGACGAACTTCCGTGATACTGGCTTCATTCCCAGTGACCTTCGCCTCAAGCCGGGTAACGTCCGTCACGCGTGCCTCAGTTTCCGTCGCGATCACTTCACGCAGTTGCTCAAACTTCGCTGAGTTCGCGCCATTCTGCGCCGACTGGCTGACCACCACATTCGCAATCGCCAGCGCATTGTGAATGATGGATTCTGCCGTCTGTTTATTTGCCCCCACAGCTGCAGCAAGCTGGTCTGCGTTCTCGGTGATGGCGCTGGCCATGTCGGCGACTTTCTGATTACTGTCGACAGCGCTCTCAATCAGGTCTTTGAACAGGTCGGTGTCTTTAATCTGATTCAGCACGGCTTCAGTGATGTCCGTGACATCGATACTCGCCTGACCGCCTACAAATTCAGTCCAGTCGCCCTGGTTGCCGATACGGTCGATTAAACGCGCGCGGTACCAGAATTCCTGCCCTGCCTTCAGGCCCATCTGCTGGTAAAGCTTTTGGGGATAAGGCACGTCAGCAAGGAGCATTGGACTGGCTCCATCTGCAGTCATGCTGTACTGGATTTCGGTATTCAGCGTATCGCCTGAATCTGCCGGAAAACCCCAGGAAATGTTGATGCCAAAGACCACATCATCGGTTGCTGATAAGCCCACCGGTTTAGGGGGTAAGCCGATTTTCCCTTTCAGTTCTACTTCAGGGCTTACCGTCCAGATTGAGCTGATATCGCTTGAGTTAATTGCACGTACGCGAGCGGTGTACCGGCCTGAATAGATGCCCGGAACCTCAAACCCCAGCGAACTGGTGCGAGGTGCATTAACCAAATCGCCATTATCTTTTCGCCACTCGCATTCATACGCGATGGCGTTTGGTACCGCATCCCAGTTCACACGCATCGTTTCGACGCTGATGTTCTGTACCACCCGGCTGTAGCTGGTAATAGTTACCGCTGCCGGGGGTGCCTGCACGCCTGGTGGAATGGCCGAAATTGGGCGATCGTCTAAACGCGCCCCGGTATCGATGGCCGCATATTTATCAGGATTGTGGTTTATGGCCGCGATAGTGAATGTGGCGTCATCATTGTCGGTGACACCCGTAACCCTGTACTGCTGAATAAACAAATCATCGGCATCAACCGACCAGACCGCCTGTACCTCCGGTGTTTCGCTGTAGGCAGTCGTAACAGTGACTTGCCGATCATTGACGGCCTGAACGGTTCGCGCCTGAGAAATTCCCGAAGGAAGGTTGAGGATAAGACGGTTCCCAGCCTTCACGTCGGCAACACGGTCAAGCGTAATCACCCGACCGTTTACCGCGCTGATGCGCCCACCCATCACTTTCCCGGACAGGCTCTGATCAGCTACGCCGATGATATGGCCCGGCAAGGGGATCATCCCTTCAAGCCCGGTGGAGAACGTCACCAGGCGGTCTTTTGCATTCGTGAGTAATACCCAGCGGCCACGACGGTTGGCTTCGGTACGACGCACACAGCCGATGGCGGTAATTTCCGTCTGCCGCACGCCGTAGCGTCGAACCAGATCCTGCTCAACCACCGCCTCAACTTCATCAGAGTAGTGATTATCCGGATTCGACCAGGACACCATTGCTGTCGAATAGCGGTTACGCTCGCTGCCACCGGCATAAACAAATTTCCCACCGATGACATTTGCCCGGGTGAAAACATAAGTCATGTCGCGGGGCTGATCAGCCAGGGCAAAAAGCTGATTATTGGCCCAATACGTCATACCGCGAAAGATACTCGCCAGGTCGCGTAATACGTTGAACGCTTCGTTCTGGCTCTGAATGTACACATCACAGAGGAAACGCGGTTCGGTACCACTCCCGCCCAGGCCATCCGGTACCAGCTGATCGCAATACTGCGCAATGCGGTAGAGCTCCCATTTATCGACCTGAGTCGCATCAAGACGATCACCCAGGCCAAAGCGAGGATTGAGGACCATGTCGTAAAACACCCAGGCCGGGTTATTGGAATATGCCCATTTAAACGAGCCATCCCATGTACCACTATAGGTACGTGCAACCGGATCATAAGTGGCTGGCACACGAATAAGCCGGCCCGGCGCTTTAACACTGATTTGTGGAATATTGCTGAACTGCTTTGCATCAAATGTAACGAACAGCAGCTCGGTATTCGGGTAGCGAAGCTTGGCATCGATAACTTCAGCGTACGCTTCAATATTCGTGGCATCTGCCAGGCGGCTAGAAACTGAATCAGCAGTAATGCGGGTAACGCGAACCTGCCAGCCAGTGGTGGCTTTTGGCAGGTCAATGCGGTGTGAACGCTCATAAAGCGAAGTCGTTTTGCCATCGAAGGCGCCATTCACAACGACCTGGTATGTACCACCATCTGTGGCCAGTTCAATTTTGTACTCAACCCGGGAGCCAACAACGTCACCGTTATCCTTCTGCTTTTGCAGTGCTGGCAGCCCCAGACGAATACGCAACGCAGAAAGTTGCGTATTGCTGATGGCGCGGGTCCAAGGTTGTGTTTGCTTCAGTGGCGTGTTGATCGAGATTTCATTTTCAACTGAGGGAATACCCTGGATATATTCCTGCGCCTGAGTGCCGGGGCGATACTCCCACGTCACACCGGGAAAGTTCAGTGTCCCGTCCTGCGCCCGAACTGGCGTACCATCGAGATAGATATCTTTATCTGTCAGTCCACCGGCACATTCCCCTTCGCCCAGCGCCAACAGTATTTTGGCGGTAGCAACAGAATGCAGTGAATCTGGCGATTCTTTTGGTGACTGCGCATTACCGCCACCGCCTTTGCGCCCCTGAATATTGACCATATTGCGCCCACAAAAAAGGGCCGCCTGAGCGACCCTGTAGTGAAAGGAAGTTATTACTGATAATCGTCGGTATAAATACCTGCGGAGATAATGGCCCCGCCACGCTCACGTAGACCGTAAGCCACACCCACCGGGTTACCCATCGCGACCGTGTTTACCGGGCCGCCGAACGCATATGACGGCATATTATCCGGGTCCTGGCGAGTTGAAAGCCCTTTCGCCTGCGGGGATAACATCTGGACCACGCCGCCAATTATCATTGCTGCGCCAAGTTTAAACAGGAATGGAGCGGCGCCCTGAGCACCCGGAATAAAACTTGCCACTACCCCTGCCACTACCAGTACAGCACCAATAATTGTCTGCAATACACCGGCTCGCTTACTCCCAGTAATAACCGGCACAATGCGGATCACTTCATCGCCGCAATTGTGTTTTAGCTCATCTTCACCGATGTTGCGTTTACCCTTGAATACTGCGAAGCGTAACCCTTTAAGGTGCGCGTTCTGCATATAGGCTTCAAATCCGGGAATGGTTACAGACAAAGCCCGGACTGCCTCAGTCGTGCTATCAATCACCAATCGGTGTGTGCGACCAAAAAGACGCGCAAGACTGCCACTCAGTAGCACTGTATTGTATTTATTCATGGTAAATCCTTATGTCTGACAATCAGAGCGGTTCGTTCACGCCAGTAGCCACCGTAGGGGGTTTTGCAGGAGAGCTGCCCGTAGAGATGATGAAGCAACTGGTTATCTTCAAGGAGAATGCCGGCATGGTTTACCACTGGCGCAGAAACTTGCATCAGCACCATATCGCCTGGCCGGGGCATATCCACTTCACGGAAGCCCTCCGCATACCAGTTATCGAGATAAAGATTTTCGTCTCCGGACTCCCACCAGGGGCGCGCCACGCTGTAGTTTTTAAGCTCAATACCCTGTCGTTTATGCCAGTCCATAATCAGTGACCAGCAGTCAGCATGACCCAGCACAAAACCGCGACCAACAAGTTCACGTTCCACTCGAGGGTAAATGGTGCGAATGTCCCCTTCCGGCCATGAAGCAATAATCCACGGCACACCATGCGCATCGCACTGAAGCATATCCAGCTCACTCGGCTGCGTGGTAGCGCCATCACCAGGGTGACTATGCACAATAGCCGTGATGGTTCCACGGTCTTCCGCTGCTGCGTAATCCTCCGGGCAGAGCTCAAATTGCTCCATTGGTACCGGAGTTATATTCTTGCAGGGAATATAGTGTTCCACCCGGCCTTTCTGGATAACCAGACCACAGCATTCGGCAGGATATGCGGCCGCAGCATGCGCCATAATGGTCTGCAGTATTGTTTCACGCACAGTTATCTCCTCAGGAGGTTTGCGCCGGGAAAACCACCAAAATCGAGCGGGTTGTCAGCGCCAAAGCGAGCTTTGCAATCAACCATCAGGCCAGAACATTTATCCTGTGACGGATCGGTTACAGCGTTCCCATTCAGATCGAACATACGAGGACCGTTATAAGAGCAGCCATCACTAGAACGGTACTGATTGCGATTTGCCCAGCAGCAGATTGCTGTGATTTGCCGTGTTGGGATCAGTAGTCCCTGTAAATCCATCGGGCTGGACAATCGAAACTCAACAACCTCATCATCTTCACTTGTCTTGCTGTCGATGTACCAGACCTGCTTTTTTAGCTGGTGCGGATCTGCTGTTGGATTACCTGCCGGGAAGTTTTTGGCGTCGAGATAATGAGTGAAAGTATCGAGGACAATAACTTTAGCCTGTGCCAAATCATCAAAGCGTAGGCAAAGTGCTGTTGCTACACCGTCAATGTTGGCAACCTTCAATGAAGGCTCTGCCGTTTGTCCATCGCTGGAAGAGTCCATGCCAGTAATTTCAAACGGCCAGGCACTGTATTCTTGCCCGCCGAACCAGACCGATTTAGCGGGTAGTTTGCTTTCATCGCCACCAGCAGCATCGATTTCTTCGGGAGTATGGGGAATAGTATTGGCGTGAAAATAAAGATGGCTCGCACCAAAGTCCGAGCCATCAATTTCAACCAGGCGAATTTTATTACCGGGTTCCAGTTTCTGAACGTCATTATTAATCATGGTACGAATGCCTGTTCAAATGTTGCCGTAACAATAAGCAATGTTTTTCCTTTCACTGTTCTCTTTAAAGAATCAGCCGCGACTCGATATAGCCCTTTTTCTGCATATGGAGGAGTGAAGACAAACGACTTTGTTTTATGGCGCGAAAGGAAGTTATAGATTTCCATCGCCCGGGCAGCAGGGCCAGTGAAAGAGTAAGGAAACGAGAATTGTGAAGGGTTGATGCCATCGCCAGTTACCTGCTCATAGCCGTCCCCAAACTGAGCTTTACGAATTCTGTCTTTTACATCGAGCGTAGGCTGAGCGGCTGTCTGGACTGGCCAGTTAAAAGTTTCTATTGCCATATTGCTCCCATAAAAAAAACCACCCGGAGGTGGTTTAGTAAATAGAGAATTTTTGGGCTTGCTAAATAGAATTCAAACCAATTAATTTTGGGATGCCTTCCCGCCCGTGCATTGATATTCAACTGATACATTTGAAGCTATGCAACTACCCCAACCATCAGTTTGAGAACATTGACTAATTTGACCACCAAATGCCTCTGCGCCGTCATCGCCCCATGTTTTGCATTTTTGCCCAGCCAATACAGCCGCTTGATTCAAATCCACAATTGGTTTTTCGAATTGTCCTACTGCATAACCCATTCGTACAGTACCATCAGCTTTACTACCACCCATTGGAACCATTTCTTTGCGCACTGCACAACCCGATAAAACCATGATCCCCAGAGTTAAAAGAACTATCTTTTTCATTTAAATTTCTCATCAGTTACATTCAGAATTATCTTAACACGCACTGATATTGAGATAAATTCATCACTTCCGAACGTTGACTTGAGTCAAAATTACTTACAAATCAGGCCTCCTATGCTCATCGTCTCTGTTGTGCCCCCCAGATGATCCCGCCGGGTTTGAGTTCACGCCTAATACCATCTTGAATGCAGGAATCAATTGTCTGCTGATATGCTCTTCCAATAGCATCATTATTGCTGGATTGAGCCTGAGCATTTCCACTTTGAATTGAAACAGGCGCATAAACTGATACACCACCGCTTGGCATTGAGGTTTTAACTCCAACACTCCTACCCACGTAACCACCTGAAGCATATCCACGCATCATTTGGTATAAATTGCCAACCCCTATTCGGCTTGTCGCTTCTTTTGTGAAAACAAACTCTCCCCGGTGTACTACTCCGGCAGGGTCATGCTTTCCACCAGAACCAGTATATCCGCCACCAGAAAATCCTATGCTTGATGTTGCAGCGCTAACGATACCGACCATCGCTTGCTTCATTAGAATCTGGGTCATCATAGACAAGATGGAGCGCGTAAAATCAGACCAATGACCTTTACTATTGGTTAGCATATCTGCCATGTTCTGACTAATTCCATCAAACGTTGTTGATGCAATAGACCTTACTTGCCCATAAGAGTCATTAGCAGAGTCGACATAATCAGCCCAAGCTGTTTTTGTGCCCGCCCGCCAATTTACTCGTAATTTATCCTGTTCGCCGTAATAGTTTCTCAGCGCTACAAGCTCATTCTGGTAACCCTGATCATTCTCGGAACCCCCTGCATTTTTCCAGCCCTGCAATAACTGAGCTTCCTCAAGGCGGCGCTGGGTGGCTCGGCTACTCTGCCCCGCGCTATCGGTTAATGCTTTGGTCTTCTCCCCCATCTGCGTGACATATTTCTGTGACGCGTCCTGGAGGCGATTAAGCCTTTCCTGAATAACAATCTGATCACCAAGACCGGCGTTTATCTCGGCCTGTGCCAGCACTTTATCTTTGTTCGCCAGTAGAGACTTTTCATCATCACTCAGTGCGCGGGAACGGGATGCCTGTTCCAGAATGGTGAATTTCGCCTGCTGCTTCCAGAGTTCCTGGCGCTGCTGGCTGATTTTGTCGTTGATACCGGAATGCTTACCGAGAACCTCAAGCTGAGTCTGAAGCTCAAGTGTTTGCGCATTGGTGGTATCGGTCAGTTTAGTGCCGCCAGGTGTGCGGGTTTTCGCGGGTTTCTTTAACGAATCCTCGTACTCTTTTTTGGCGGCAGCCATGTTGACGTTGTAGTCAGCCTGAACGATTCGCCCTTCTTTAAGCGCTTTATTCAGTTCGTTCTGGCGTGCGGTGTACTTCTCAATCGCAGACTGTGATTTGGTGTAATTCGCCTGAGCCTGCTGAGCGTATTTCAGCTTATCGGCTTCTGCGTTCGCTTCACGCTTCGAATTTTCCAGGCCCAACTGAGAATTACGGGCTTGCTGTTGCGCCATATCGAGCGCCACGCGAGCCTGTTCTCTGTCGGTCCAGTAACTTGCGCGGGCATCATCTTTAACGAACGGATCGTTCTTACGCAGGCTCCAGATTTTGTCGGCTTTATCGAAAGCATCCTGCGCTTTCTTCAGCATCTGCTCGGAAGTATCCGGACGCCCGACATCCAGCGCCGCATCCCACATAGATTTAAACGCGCTGGACAGTGAATCAGCTGCTGATTCAATTGTTCCCATATTGTCGCGGATAGATTTGCTCTGCTCATTAAAACCAGCAGTAGCAACCTCATTTGCCGCCTGTAACGCCCCAGCGGCATCGCCAGCACGCTGGAGCGCGGCAACATGAGCAACCTGTTCGGCAGTGACATTATGAAACTGTTGCGCCATGCCCAAGAGGCCGGACGCGGGATCATTCGTTAACTTGCCAAAAGCTTCAGCCACCTTTTCAACCGGCAATCCGGAAGCGTCAGTAAATTTCGCGACTGAGACCGCAAGGTCTTCAAAGTTCGCTCCGGCACGCACACCTGAATTGACCAGCGCGGTCAGTGCCTCACTGGTCTGGTTGAAAGTTAAGCCCGACTTTTCACCCGCTTCGGCAATACTCTGCATGCGCAGTGCTGTTAACCCGGCAGTATTACCCGACAGCACCAGCGTTTTATTAAAATTGGAAAGGGTGGCGGAACCCTGATAGAACGAATACGCCAACGTTCCGGTTGCGGCGGCCAGCGCGCCAATACCCAAAGCTGCCGGAGAAATGGTACTCAGCAGTGCCGAGAACATCGGCCGGATACCGCCGAACATATCTTTAACCTGACCACCCTGTTGAAGCAGGATTAGCCAGGGACTTTGCCCACCAGCCAGCTGCGTGGCCACGTCAGTAAACTGCGCTGGCAACATACGCATGGCATTGCTGTACTGACCGACAGATAACCCCGCTTTCTTCGCCGCGATTTCCTGTTTAGAGAATGATTGCTGAACCTGAAGAGCAGCATCGTTCGCGGCGGCCTCTGTTTTACCAAACGACTTTTTGACACGTTCGACCTGCTCCTGGAACTTCGCTGCGTCCAGGTCAAGATCGACAATCAGATCACCCACTGCCTGGGCCATAGCGCATACCTCCTAAACTTTCAGCGAGTGACATCATGGTGTCGTCATCCATCTCTTCCTGCGCTTGTTCTGGCGGGTTAAGTAGACTGAAATGACGAGGGGTGAGTTCGGTATCTGCGCAAAGCATGGATACGACAAGATGGCTTAATCGGGAGAAGTGATTATCGATTAGGTCACTATTAAAATACTGATGACCGTAGAAACTTCCCCATTCGGCAAACTCAGAAGATGACATGCCGGCGAGCATGTTGCGCCAGTCCGGACGGTTGAATTCCCTCGCCAGCTTCATGACGAAATTCAGCTCGCCGGCCCAGGCTTTTCCGCGCTGATTTCTTCCTGTTGAACCTGATTATCCTCACCAGAATCTGGCGCTGGCTCTTGCGGGATCATGTTGGAGAGCTGTTTAACCATAAATTCAGCCGCGCCAATCATTTCAGGAGGCCAGCCAGTCATAACCTGTTGATGCAAGATTTCCACACCAGGCCCGGTAATGTCAGCCTGCCAGAGAGACATCGCCACCAGCCGTGCCCCGGCTTGAATGTTGCGCGCCACCAGCAAATGATAATTATCTTTTTCATCAGCATGATCAGGCAGGTCCTTATTCAGGTCGGCGTAATATTTCAGATGTTCAATTCGCTGTAACGCTGACAGTTCATAGAGCGTGACGGTATGACCGTTAAATTCAAACGGCTCTGATTTTAGAAACATGAGTGACTCCAGGAAACAGGGGCCGAAGCCCCTTTAATCAGGAAATGGTGACTTTATCGATGCCCACAAAGAGGCCGTCATTGGTCATCACGATGATTTCAGCCGAGCCAGTCGCTTTACCGGTGATCGTTAATACATCACCATTGACTGCGACCATCGCTTTGGTTGGGTCAGAACTGGAAACACGGAAGGTTTTATCCGTAGCGCCAACGGGATTGACCGTCACGTTAACGGTGTCAGTTGCGCCAACAGCAACAGTCGAGGTGGTTTTATCGAGCGTCACGCCGGTTACTGCCACAACAGGTGCGCGGGTTTCTTCAGCCAGCGATGGTTTACCGTTGTTACTGATTTTCACCGAACGAGTGATCACTTCTTTCGCCGGGATAGTTTTACCCAGGCTGCTCACCCAACCTTTGAACACATCAACGGTGCCGTTCGGGTACTTGATTTTGTAGGCGCGAACATCACCGGCGTAGAACCAGTCCACCAGACCTTGCTGCCCACTTTCACCGGGTTTCCAGGCAAGCGTAAAGCTAGCTTCCCCCGCCGATTTTTCTCCCTGAGCTGTATTTGACCAGTCAGCATTCGGATCGTCGATATAAGTATCGTCGTACGATTCTGCGGTCAGTTCACCCGGGGTGATTTCTTTGACTTTCGCGGTACGGGTCCAGTCGGTGTCGCTAGCTGGATTCGCATAAGGGTCGCCTACGCCGGTATAAATCCAGAGCGTAGTCCCGGCACCCTTTACTGGTTCGAGCGGGGTTGGTATTGGCATAGATTCCTCACATTGTGTAAGAGAGTGAATATTTCATATCAGCAGAACCCCACGTCGCCATTTCATCATCGCGCTGGTAGTCGTAGCCCTGGGCTGACATGGTTTCAATCAGGTCGCTCAGGCCGGGGATGCTGATTAAGTTGGGATAAATGCGGCTTTCCATCCACTCATCCAGAGCAGAGTCCGTCTCAGTGGCTTTGAGGAACACTTCGATATGCAGAATGGCGTGCCACATGTCCTCATCAACGGAATCTTCCGTCGACTGAGCATCGGTCAGGTAAACGGCCAGCGCCGGGAGGTCTTCGGGATCGAGAACCGCCGGACGGCCATCAAACCAGGTAACCTGCTCAGTGATACCAGCCTTGAGTGCAGTGAGGAGCGCCGTACGGATTTGCGGATGTTTCATTTAATCAGTACCAGTCGGAGTTGTTTACGGAGTGCTGCGGCCATTTCTTTTGGCAGGTCAGTTTCGGTGAGCTTTGTGCTCTGCTCTTTAAATGCAATGGTCAGAGGTTCAGCCATCGGAATACTGACTACCTTCAGGGGATATCGTGCCGCTGTTGTACGTTGCAAAACATGCCAGCGACCGTTACTGAGCTGCTGGATGAATGCCCCCGGAAAACGAAATTTCCCCACCCGTAACTCACTACGCACACCGCGCTTATCCCGTTTACGCCGTGACAAACGGACGCTTGCGGTACCTAACTTGATGGCGGGCAAATTACCGCGATTCACCCTGATGGTGGCCTGTGGCTTACGCACCGTGGCTTTCTTTAATCTGGCGCGTTGATTTACCAGCTTACGCTGGACCTTTGTTTCTTTTGCCACCTCACGGGTACTGCGGCTTATTGCTCGAGTGGCGATACGGTTGATGGCTTGGGAAGATGCGCGGGGAACGGCTTTATTGTTGATGCTGTCGAGATTGGCAATGGCCTGCTCCAGTCCCTTGATCGACATAATGCCTCCTACTCGAGCCAGATTTGGGGTTTACCGTTAAAGGTTTTCTGGCGGGTCACCTTGTACGTTTTCTCCTGCCACACAACTTCATCCCCTTTGCGGGGTTTGAGTGTGGTGGAGAACACCACCAGCGCCAGCCCCTCACCAGCCAGCGGCCCCATTTCGGCATCAAACTGGCTTTCAATAGCGCGGGTGGGCTCACCATTAATCAGTACCGGCTCTCCCATAACGGTCACCGTGGCAACATCCATGCGGGCGGCAAACTGGGCGAACGGACTAGCCATTCAGACGAACGGCAACCGTGGTCGTGTTCGCTGCTGCCGCCTCCCACGCTTTGCCCGCAGGCGTCGCGCCAGTTCCATCAATCTGGACTTTTCCATCTTTGATGTTGAGTACTTTGCCCTGAGGAATGTTGTCAGTGGCAAGCTTTGGCAACACGACGACGCCGCTGGTTACGCCTTCACCCGATCCACCCGCAGCAATATCTGCAATGGCTACTGCAAGCAAATCGCCAACAGGAACAGGCGTGCCACTAAGAATGGCGTCGGTCCCGGTGTTCTTAATCGTGATGGTGTGACCATCCTGAAGGTAATTTTTCATGAGGTTTCTCCACGGCTCCGCTCGGGAGCCGTTTTTCAGACATAAATAAAGCCCTTTCGGCCACTGGAGGGTAGTGTTGATTACTTACCGGAGGATTTCACCAGGCCACGATAATCCAGTGGCGCCACACCTGCATCGATGCGCACTTTCGTGGCGATACCGTCAGTGGTGAAGCCTTCCAACTGGTCGATGTATGGCGTATCAACACCGTTCAGATACGCCACTTCAATGGTGTCCGAACCTTTTGCAGCAGCCAGGTACCATGCAGCCGGATCAACATCATCCAGACGCGCTTCGGAAATAACCTCGGCAAAGTTCTGGATTGGGTTATTAATACCGGAATTAATGTCAGCACCTTTCACGCTGGCAGACTTAATCGTCTGGTTAGCGAGGGTTTCCAGAGCAACCGGAACAAGCACATAAGCTGGACGAATGTTAAGTGCGCGAGTTCCTTCTTTCTGAGTGCGCATTAACTTGCGACCGTCATCCAAACTGGTTGTGCTGATCGCGCCAGTAGCCATGTTTTTGTGGTCTGCATGGAACAGGGTTTTACCATCGGACAGTTTTTCATTGTCAATCAGAACCGCATAAACCAGATCGCCGATGGTTCCTTTAGCTGCGCGGCCCATCTTCATCGGAACATCGGTTAACTGGTTCAGGTCGTCGTTAATAATCGCCTGGCGGGTAACGGAGAAAATTTCACCGTAAGTCGCCAGCGCAATAGTTTCGCCTTTGTCGCCAGTGGTAACGTATTTGTACTCAGCGCCTTCGCGCACCTTACGCAACGATGGGAAGCCGCCCAGGCCAACGCGGTGTGCCGTTTTAAAGTCAGACAACTGGCCTTTTTTAGTCCACAGTTCGAAGGATTCATTCGCTTCATCCCAGCCCTGCAACAGGGATTTATTCGCCACATCCAGCAGGATATTGCCGAAATCGGAGGTGCTGTGCGTGAGAGAGAAACCGATCATCTGCATTGGGTTATAAGCAGCAACACCGATTCCGCGCTCTGTCAGTGACATTCGCGCCATCTCGCGCATGGTTGTGCCGTTGTAGACGTTATCACGCTGCATGTCTTCATAACCTGCACGCGCCATCAGTGCCTGACGAATACCATCACCGACAAAATTACCGTTGCCAGCGTACACATGTGCCTGGGTTTGAGTCTGCGTCGACTTGTTGGAAGGCGTCGCGCTTTTACCCAGCTCTGCCAGCAGCTTATCTTTCGCCTGCTCAACCGAACATTCAACATCAGCGACACACTGAGCCTGAAGTTCCTGGTGTTTACCGCCGAACATAGCAAACAAATCCTGGATATTGTTTACGCGGGCCTTCTGCTCGGCAATCACCTGCTGGCGAATGTCAGTTGCGTTGGCGTTCTCCGGTGCAGTGGTCACCGGCTGGGTGATAGTTGGCTGCGGGTCACGCTGCGCTGTATTACGTGGCGGGGTGATCATGTTGCGGATTGTGCGTGGCATCTTCTCGAATTCCTCGATACGTTTTGACTGAATACAGGCCATGGCCTGAAGGGATGGAGTAACTTCGTCGGCAAAACCCAGCGCCAGACATTCAGCACCGGATAACCAGGTTTCGTCCTCCAGCATGGCGGCAATCTCTTCCTGAGACTTTCCGGTTTTTGCCATATAAGCCGGGATAAGTACGCCCTCAAGCTTATCCAGCAAGTCGGCGTAATCACGCATGTCGTTCGCGTCACCACCCGTGAAGCCCCACGGTTTGTGGATCATCATCATGGTGTTTTCCGGCATGATGACCGGATTGCCTACCATGGCGATGACCGACGCCATCGATGCGGCCAGACCGTCGATATAAGCGGTAATCGATGCGCCATGGTGTTTCAGGGCATTAAAAATGGCGATGCCATCAAAGACATCGCCACCAGGGGAGTTAATGTGAAGGTTGATATGAGTGATATCACCCAGCGCTTTGAGGTTGGCCACGAACTGTTTTGCCGTCACACCCCAGTAGCCGATTTCATCGTAGATATAGATTTCGGCGGAGTTACCTTCCTGCGCCTGCATCCGGAACCAGCTATTTTTTGCGCTGGCTTTCGGGCGGTTCATTACCCGGTTTTTCTTCCTGGCCACTGGTGGCTCCTTTGTCATTAGCCGGGTCGGTATCGAACACCAGCCCCTGTTTACGGTTTTCATCGACTTCCGCTTTACGGCGTCGTTTCACATCATCCGGATTCGCGCCACGGGCACGCACCCATTCACTTTCTGTTGCAGCCCCACCGCGTAGCAGTATTTTCCAGGCATTAGCCTCTTTAACCGGGTCAATCCATGGCATTACCGGACCGGAGAACACTGCGCTGTACAGAGATTCTTTATCCACACCAGCCGGGACGGTGATTTGCCCGGAGGCAATTGCCATACTCAGCCAGGCGCGGTACATCGGACGGGTCACAGCGGCAATGAAGGCATCCTGCAGAATGAAATACCCTTCCGTGGACTCCACCAGCTCCTGTCGCTGGGCGCTGTAGGTGCCATCATAATTACGGGCGATACTGGAAAAGCTGCCGCGAGAACCCGCAGCAACCGCACGCAATTGACCATTACGGAAGGTTTCAAGGTTAGGATTTGGCCGGTCTGATTTAATCATCCCGATATCTTCGCCAGGACGAAGGTCATCAAACAGCATGCCCGGCTCAATATTCAGTTCACGTGAACCCACTTCATCGTCCGGATAGGACTGTCCGTCACCTTTTTTGATGAACATGCCCAGCGCAGCGGCAATGCGTGCCGCCGTTAATTCCGCATCCTCATATTCTTTTAGAGCGGATAGGCGCATCAGCACACCAGCGAGCAATGAATTCCCACGGATTTGATGAAGACGGCGCATGAATTTGAGGTGCAACATTTTGTCAGCACCAATATCTTTGGTGTCGCCCTGCTTCATACCTTCGGCTGGCAGGTTTTTGTAGACCAGGTACCGGGTTGGTCGGCCCCAGTCGTTGAGATAGACACCCTGGCATAATTTGTTGGCCGGTTCGCTACGCTCCATCGGCACAAAATCAGGCTCCAGCGCTTCCAGCCAGAAAGGAATACCCGCAACCGGCTCCAGTCCATTTCCGGTGCCACTCACCAGCTGCGCAAAAACTTCCCCGTCACGTAACCAGGTTCGCGCCATCAGACGTTCGAGTACCGGACGTGTAAATTGCCCCGTTACCTCAGGTGAAACTGACCACTCGGCCCATTTAGCACGAATATCAGCAGCCAGCGCGTTGGCAAGCCCTCCGTTTTTCAGTAATGGCTGAGGTTCAACGATGATCCCCTTTGCTCCCACAATGCGCTCTTCGAGCTTGTCGAGCAGCCCTATAACCAAATCATGGTTACAGTCGAGCCAGCGGGCCTGCTCTCGCAGAGAACGTCCGCCAAATTGAGTAAGCTGATTAGCCGAACGATTTTCCCGTTTTGCCCGGTGTGTACGAGTGGGTAATACCGCCTCGTAAGCCTGGATCATCATGCGGGACTTGAGCCTATCGGCCTTCCAGCCAGGAGAGAACAAACCGATCAGATTGTCGAGTGAACTCATCGCGAGAACCTCGCCAGTTTGAATCCACTTCGACCACTATTAGTCGCATTGGCCGTAGCTAATTTTCGCTCCCACTCCTGGCGACCTTTGCGGATCTCGCTCAGGTTTTCCATTGTCATCTGCTGACCGTTGAAAACGATGGACTTACCCTGAAGGATTGCCATTTCAGCTTCGGTGTAGCGTCGGATCATGTCCTGAATATCATTAAGCGTCACACCCAGCCTCCTGAATTAGATGGTGCCCATGCCGATTCGCGGGCAGGTTTCGTTGTCTTTGTTGCAGATACTGGCGGTAGCGGTTTCGCAACTGCTGCCACAACCGGCGCATCTGTTGTGGGTTCATCCACAAGATAGGTTTCACGACGCGCCCATTCCGGCGCATCAGGCCATTTAATCTTTTCGTAGCCGTGGAGAATGACCAGAGCATGCGCGTACACCATGAGGTCAAACGCTTCGTTAGCGCCCTTACCGGGCTTCGTCCATTTGCCATCTACAGAACGCTCCTCATAGGTCAGTTCATCGTAAAACCAGCTGCCCAGCCAGTCAGGGAAGTGGACATAGTTCGCCCCCGGCACATCACGCCACAGCGCGTTGTTGATCCGGTCTTTAAGAGCATTGGTCTGGAGAAGGTAAAGTGGGATATCGCCAGCCGCTTTTGCCCGGCGGGTTGAGCGACCGGTATTGTCCGGGAATGTGCGGGTGATCAGTTTGCTGCGTGTCTGGCTGTCACCTTTAAATAACCAGACTTTACGTTGCATACCGTCACGGCGGCAGCGGCGCCAGAATTCATAGGCATTGTCGGTAACACCATCCTCACCACCGGAATCTACTGCCATTGCCAGCAGGCTCATCCGCTTTCCGGGCTCGCCATCGAGCGCCCAGGTTTTATCGAGGACATCAGTGCGCAATAAATCCCAGTCTTCTGGATAGCTACCAGGGTCAATGTGCAGGCTTTCGCCCTCAGCATTGCAACGCATGGACTGGGTAATGTTGTAGCGATCGACAATCCAGCGCTCCCCCTGGGCGCCATAGCCAATGACCTGAACAACGAAGCGGCGATTCTTACCGCCCTGAACATCGACGGTCGCCACCATAAATTGCACACCAGCCGGGACCCTGCGTTTCTCGACCAGCTCCGCACGCAGTTGAAGTTCGTCACCTTTGCGCTGCTCGAGGCTGGAGCGCGGCAGATAGGGCAAACCCCAGTCTGTATTGATGACCGTCTTGAGTGTTTCTTCGCTGCCGTTGACTTCATATTCCTGCTCGGCGGTCAGTAGTTTGTAAACCAGCTGCTGCCAGCTCTGGTATGCAGCTGCCGGACCTTCCATCCAGAACGAAGCGATACGAGAACGACGGGCCTCCCCCGTTACGTTGCCCTCACGGTCAATTTTCTGACCTTCACGCAACCAGATGCCCTTCATATTCAGGCTGCGTTTCATATCGGCAGTAATGACCCCGGAACACGACGGGCAGATAATATGAGCAGCTTCACTGGCTTTCACCGGATCGCTGATTTCGCGATACCCGGTCATGGCCTTCATCTCAGGCTGGAAATGTTCACCACAGTGCGGGCAAGGCCAGTACCAGCGACGGCGATCGCCGCGGTTATAAAGAGATAAAATTCCGGTTGTAGGTGGCGCTTCATGCTCGGAGCTGCGACGCCATTTGGTATCGCGAATATCACGCCCAGGAGAGCTTTCCACCAGCGTCATACCGGAGGACATAAAGGTGGTCGTACGTTTTGATGCCAGTGAAAAGGCATCACCCTCCCCGTCAATATCTTCCGGGAAACGGTCATAATCAGTGAGCGCTACGCATTTGTAGTCTGATGAGGACATGATATTGACTGACGGCCAGCCAATTTTGAGGTAATTACCAGCCCGGAATGTACGGTCGTAAACGTTGTTATCGTTACGCCTTGGGCTGAGTCGCTTCGCGACCTGTGGACTACAGCGAAAAGTACGATCGAGACGCTTTTTGGAATGCTCACGCGCTTTCTCTTCCGTCATCTGGATAATCAGCATGTCGGAGGGGTCACAGACAACGTTGTAAACAACCCAGCCATCAATCAAGCCAATCGTCTTACCGGTTCGCGCCGGGCCGACAAATACCACTGCGTCATACTCACGCGAGGCCAGGCAGTTCATTGGCTCGATAACGTACGGGGCTAAGTTTGGGTCCCAAGGGACAGAGTTTCCAGCCCCCATCGGCACGCGCATATATTCACTGACCGCATCGGCCACCAGCATGCGGCTTGGGGCACGAAGTATTCCAGGCACATCCCTGCGGATGCCCCGGGCAGATGCCCGCTTCGCCATCAGTCCTCCTCTGGCTCTTCCTCCTCCGGTTCAGCGTCCAGAACGCGCTGGGCGATCTGGTCACGTAAATCATCAATAACGCTTTGCACCCGGCTCACTGCGACAGGCGTTAGCGCACAGTCACGCTCCAGGATATCCGGCAGTGTTTCGAGCACCTGCACAACGGCTTTTGCCATAACTGAAAATTCACGCGCCACCTCGTCAGCCGGGATCAGCTGGCCTGTGTCCTGTTCAAATTTGAGACGTTCGTTTTCGGCTTTCCAGTGCGAGAGTCTGTCGGAAGGCTGCATGTCTTCAGTGGAAACTGAAACGCTCGGGATCATCAGCTCAGTTAACACATCGGTGATGAGGTAGAGCTTCAGTTTGCTGTTGCTGCCGGGTGCCGGAGGGACGTTTTTAAGACGGGCGGCAACGGTCTGGCGATGTACACCAGTGATTCCGGCGAGCTGATTGATGTTGAGTTTGTGGGTAGCTACTTCCTGGTCCATGATGGTGAACACTTTTTGAACGTTTCGACATCTTTGCAAATTGCCATTCTTATAAAACAGCAAGTTACGCACATGATGATGATGACCCTAAAACATGAAAACTAGCCGTTTTCCGCGTGCCCGCCGCCTCGTGGCAGGCCAGATCCCCGGGAGTACCTTTTCAAATGATAGTGATTATCATTTGATGTCATTTTGGTCGGCGCGGGTCAGAAGCCAAGACGCACACGCCCTTCGGGGTCGTTCGGGTTAGTGGTGATCCATGCGGTACCAGCGAATGCGTTAGCATCTGAGCCGTCCTTCTCATCAGATGTCAGCTTGCCGTCTTTGGTCAACCACAGTTGCACGCCACGCTGCCACGTGCCTGCTGCAACCTTAGGCAGGACAAACACGCCAGTCATCATTAGCACACCGTCTGCGTCTGCTGGGATGTCGTGTTGAGCGATACCGATTAAGGCGCCAACAATAACCGGCTGACCTGATACAACGTCTTTACCGGTTCCGTTATGCCAGTCCATGGTATTGCCGTCCTGATAGTAGTTCTTAGCCATTGGATTACCTCATACGATGAATGCCCGCACGTGGCAGACAGAAACAAAAAAAGCCACCGACGCATGCCAATGGCTCAATTAAATTTGGTACCAAGCAAGTAAGAGTTAAGTTTATAAATGCGCTTTAAGTTCACCTGCAATTTTTGCCTCTAACTCAATGCAACCTATGCGTAAGAACTCTAGTTCTTGTTGAATTAAGATGATTGAGTTGCTTTTTGTTTCATCACCACTAATTGCTTGAGCGTAGGCAACAGTCATTCTTCCACACTTGTTTTCTAACTCTTTAAAATCGTCAGCTAACTCATGGAAAAATATTGATGTTAATGCATTGACTTTAGAGCGTAATTCTTTAAGCGAGAGCTGTTCTGAGGCTACTCTTACATCATTTGAAGTCTTCACATCAAGCAAATGTAATATATGTAGCAAATGGAATTCATGGTTGGATGAATGCCATTTATTGAAGGCAGTGAACAACTCTTCTCCCTTAGTGAGATAAAAATCTCTATTAGCTTTCCACTTATCAAAGCTAATCTGTTCCTGCCTTAACGTTTTATTAAAATTATTATTAAAGTAAATGCTAACAATTGTCGTTGTACTCGCGATGATTGCAGCAAAAAGTGCTGAAGCAGCAGCTATCACCGCAGAAGAATTCGCGCTTAACCAATCCATACCCTCTCCTTTTGCAAACCTACGAACAGTATTGACCGCCCAACATCAAATCCCCATAACCCTTTGACAAAAAATCCTTATCCATAAGTGATTTGTTTAGTTATGCGAATGAATATTAAAGAGCTTTATCAATTCTGGGAGCTCAAAAGTAATAGCATCACCAGCAGAACAGACATTTACTAAGACATGCTTACAGAACGCCTCTATAAATCCATAATTTTGTGAAACTATTGAGTCACATTCTTTAATAAGTAATAGCCACTCCTCAGAATATGTACCTCTCGCATTAGAATTTAGTGTTCTGTAGTAATATCGAAATAGCTCCCCCGCAACAAAGTAATCTGGCCAAGCGCCATTTCCTTCTGATATTAAATCAATAAACATATCATTCTGGAAATCTGTTCCATTGAAACACTCAGCCCTTGCCCCAGATAAAAGATTTATTACCCTGCAGCGGAGATGTTCGTTAACCTCAAACAACTCGCTGAACTCTGGATGTGCTTTTCTATCACAATGGGCAGTCCAGCTTCCATCTTGTGGGTATGAAAGAGTGATTGATTCAGATGCTTTTCCTAAAACCCAGCCAGTCAACCAATGGCCTGCCTCATGTTTAGCATTATTAATCAAAAGATGCTTACTCATGCTTTCCCTCTTTGTTTTAGTCGTTATATTCTAACATGACTCCAAAGCCCTTCAGCATTCGCTTGCATTTATATTCCCCTATTTTACTTGTTCTATAGTTCGGATATCAGCCTTATCCCGATTGCACTGCCCCAGCGCAGCCAGCAGATTGACGTTTAAATCCAGGCTGGCCCCATAAGTCAGCGGATCAGGAATAAACGGTTGTGGTGTTTCAGCGGTCAGGCTGGCTGGGGTTTGCTGCTGTGGCACCGAAACGTAAACTGTCCGCGTATTGGCGCAGCCGGTTAGCTGCAACAGCAGGAACAAGCCGATTGGCGCAATCATCGCCAGCAATCGCAGCTTTGATGTCGCTCGCGGCTCTCCGTGACTCCAGTGCGATTTGCTGTTTAGCATGCTGGTTTGTCTCCAGGACAGTGTTGGTTATAGCCACGGTTTTCAGGACGTTATCCATAATCGCGCGGTTACTGTTGTTCGCACCCTCTAGCGTGGTCAGGCTGGCATCAATGCGGGTGTTTTCATTCCAGAGCCAGGCAATCACCACCAGCGCGGCAATTGATAACCACCAGCGCCAGTGCGTTTTCAGTGAAAGCAGGAAATATTCAATCATGCCTCGCTCTCCGAACGGCTCCCGTTCAACAGGGGGAGCTGACGCGGATCCTTTGGCTCATTCACAGGCCAGCGATATCCAGATACTCGCGAACGCTGGAAAGCACGGATATTAATTGCATCAGACTGATTACCGCCCAGCACCATCAAATCACCGTTTTCACGTTGACCAACGACAAATCCAACATGGCCGCCGCCGTCGCGACTGAATACCACAACACAACCG